AAGAAGGATCTGTCCGGCATTGACGCGACCACCTTCTTTGTTATGCACCTCATGGGGACGAAGGAGGGGATGAGCGAAGTGCTCGACGCCGAATTCTGGACCTCGGGATTCCTGGCTCGTTTCGTGTGGGCGATCGGCGACGAGATCGAGCAGACGGCCGAGAGCATGAAGCTCAACATTCGCCGCGGCGCCAAGCAGGGCGAGTCGGACACCATGCCGAAGCAGTGGGCGGCCGAATTTCAGGCGTCCAAAGAGAAGCTCATGCGTGCCGGCCCCGGCGGCGGCGCTGTCGTGCTGCCCGTGCTCATGGATATGACGGAGGAGGCCGAGGAGCGTCACAACGAGTTCACGCTCAAAGTCACCAGCACGATTGCCGGCCACAAAAACGAGTCCCGCCTGAAGCCGACCTCGATCCGTTTCGGCTTGAACATCGTCAAATGCGCTGGGCTGGTCGCTCTCTCTGAAGGCCGCAAGGTCATCGAGTTGCGCGACGAGCTTATTGCCATCGAGCAATCCGAAGAATGGCTGACTAACATCTTTACAATGGTCAATGCGACCGACGAAACCGCGCTCACCCGCGACACGAACCGATTGGAGCACATTATCGCCACGCAACAAGGTCAAGAAATTGACCTCACCAAGCTGCACACCCTGTCACCGCGTGAGCGCAAGCGCGATACTGAGGAGCTTCTGGAGCAACTCGCCGCCCGCGGCCGTATTTCGTTCCCCACCTTGACGGACGGTACCAAGCGAGTACGTCTGGCGCCGGCAGCATGAGCGCCCACCACCTCCCCGCCGTCAATCACGCGCTGACCGTCCATGCCGACCACGCCAATTGGGACCGCGAGAAGCTGGTCAACGAGGCTCGCGCCCTGGCTGAATGGGGCGTGTTCTCCAACACTCACATCGCCGCGTTCACGGGCCTGCGCATCGGCATCGTCAACGGCATCACCGACAAGTCCGATCACACCGGTGGCACGCTTCGCCCTGAGGCGTTGAGCAAGGTCATCGAGGTCATCCGCATGTCTGTCCAGTCGGAGCGCACCCCTTCCGTCGCGGTCTCGGCACTGCGTTCGGGCGTATCCAGCATCATGCTCGCCCGCCTCACAGGGTTGCCCCAGACAACAATATCTCGCTGGCACCGGCAGGCCGTGGCTCGTGACAACGCACTCTGAGCCGCTGGCCATCTGGCCGTGGCCGGCGCCGCCTGAGCAGCTTGAGGTTGTCCGCCAGGCCTACCTAGCCCTCGGCCTCGACTACTCGATCCTGCCGTGCCCGGCGGTTCCGGGCGGCCCCGTGCGGGTTCTCGCGCTGGGCTCGCCGGCGCCATTCCTGTGCGATAGTGCGGTAATCGCTCGGCCGCTGGCGCTAGACTCGGTCCTGCCGGGCTTGCGCTGGGTTCTGACGGGGGATGTCAACGACACCCGCGGCTACATGCTTGTGGATCAACTGACTTCCCTTCTGGGGGACGGAGTGAAGGAGATTGAGGACGATGGATCAGAAGAATTTAGACCGGGTGCGAGCAATAAATCGCGCGTTGCCTTTCGCTGACCCGATCGCGCAGGGCACGACCTGGGAGGAGCGCCTCGCCGCTCACCCGCGGAGCATCTGGATAGCCAGGCACGGCTTCGACCCGGCGGCGCCGACCATGCGCGACCTGGAGAGTTGGCGGCGCATCGACGCTGACTTCCTGATCGACGGGATGCTGTGACCTACGCCGGCCCGCCCACCGACATGACGGAGACTTTCGCCTATGTGAAGTCGCTCTACGCGGTGGAGGAGGTAGACACGACGCCCCTGTTTTTCATCGCCAGCAAGACGGGCGACGTGGACCTGAAGGCCTTGGCCCGGTCGCCGAAAGCGATCCATAAGAAGGCGACCGAAATGGCCTGGCACGTCAACTTCATCGAGACGGTCACGCGACACCGGGCCGTCTACCTGGAGAAGGATGGCGCCACCGTCAAAAAGGACGGGACCAAGAGCCTGAAAGGCGATCTGAAGTCGGAGGCGAAAGACGTGCGCCACCTGTTCATGCACGCCCAAGACCCTTCCGGGCAGGTCGGATTCCGCGCGACATGGAAAGACAACTCGTTCATCGACGTGCTCGTGCGCGACCCGTATGGCATCCAGGTGGAACTGTATTTCGACTACGAGCCCGACCACCTCACCAAGAACGCGCGCGGCGACAAGAACGCGAACGAGATTGCCGACACCTGTGACGCCGCCTACAACGACGGCACGATGGTGAAGACCAAGCGCAAGGTGTTCGGCACTGCGGCACGATTCAACGAGTGGCTGGATTTCTGGCTGCTCGCCACCGGCCATGAGGTCAAGAAGAAGGCGCCCAAGAAGGCACCGAAACCGGAGGTATCAGAAATGGAACTACTCGCTGGAGCAGAATGGCAAGCCAAGGCATGACCTACCTGCTCACCATCGACCCTGGCCGCTCCACAGGCATCGCTCTCGGCTTCTACGACGCGATCACCCCGTACCGGCTCATCGAGCGGTGGAACGTGCTCGGCGGGGTTGCCGGCTTCATCCACTGGTGGAAGACGACGGACATTTCTTTCGATGAAATCGTTATCGAGTCGTTTGTGCTGGACCCGGACAACAAGTTCAGCGCCGACCTCACGCCAGTCCAGATTGAGGGCATGATTATGGCCTTGCTCTACGGCTCGGGCCTTTCGCTTGTGTGGCAGCCGCGCACCGACAAGGCGGGGCTCAAGCCGTATCCGAAAGACTGCACGACCTCGACGCAGCGGCAGCGGTTCCGGTTCGACTTCCTGGACCAGTTCGGCCTGTTTGCCGCCGGCGCCGCCAACGATGACAGCAACGACGCTGTCACTCATGCGCTTGTCCACCTGAAGCGGCTGAGGCACATGCCGAGCATGCTGGCCTTCTGGCCGCCGCGACCGCTCAAGGCAGTCGCGTAGCACGCACAGCGAAAGGCCCCGGCTCAATGAGCACGGGGCCTTTGCTAGATTCTGACCAACTCCTTATTCGGGGGTGACATCCTCAACGACAACGGCGTCAGGCGACAGGTTCTTGAGCGCGAGGACGGCGCCGGCGGTAGCGATTACCGAGGCAGCGATGGCCAGGATGTTTCCGCCAACACTCTCGGAGATCACACCGACGAGCACGAGCAAGGGAACAATGGCCGCGACGATTCCGTAGATCGACTGGCGGACGCTGGCGGTGAGCGTCTTGCGCTTGGTTTCTGTGGTGCTGGTCATCGGGCGAGTCTCCTTCGTGGTGGTCATGTGATTGGGGTCTGCTCGCCTAGGCGGCGAAAAGCTTCTCGGCTACGGTGAGACCGATTGCGACGATGGCGAGGATGAAGGCACCGACTGCCGGCCAGGCGCGGCGCTCGGTCCTGCGCAATGCCATAGCGGCGTCCTGCTCGGCCTTGTGAGTGGCGAGTGCGGCGTCCTGCTCGGCCTTGTTCGCGGCGATGTCGGAGCGGTCCTGCGCGGTCACGGTCTTGAGCGTGGCAATGTCTACGGAGTGGTTTTGTACGGTGGTATTGAGGATGTCCACGCTGGAGTCGATCTTGTCGATCGTCTTCTGCATGTGAACCTGTCCGACCATCATCTGACCGATGGCCACGGCCACCCCAGTAATATCCGTGGGAGCATTTTCCTCAGGGGCGGGCACTAGATCGACAGATTTCTCGTGTGTGATGTGTGCTGTGTCATATGCCTGCCCCTGAGTCCTTGCTGTGTGTTACCTGTATAGTCTAACCCGCATTTAGTGCGCTACGGGCGCTTGAGCCCGAGACGGAAGCCATTCCATGACATCGTGCCCAGCGCCTTGTCGATCGGACCAATGTATGACCCGAACCGCTCGGCGTAAACCTGGAGGAAGTAGCACGTCATTTCACCCGGAATCCCGTCGAGCAGGCCGGTGTAGCCGACGTTGCGCAGCGTCAACTGGATGGCAGCGATGGTCAGCCCTCCGAAGATGCCGTCGACACGACCCGAGTAGCGCCCGCGGTCTTTCAAGAACTGCTGGATGTCGCGCTGCACCGTGCTGGTCGGCAGCTCCCAGTGCCATGACGCCTGCGGAGCCGCGGACGGGGCGCTCTTGGCCGGCCCGGAGCCGCCCGCACGCCCGAGGGCCGCGTACGTTCCTTCGCCAGGCAGGCCGTCGATCCAGCCGGTGTACTCCCACGAGGCGGCCAGCCATCGCTGGGCGGCCATCCACGAGAGCAGTCCGGGCGCACCGTTCTGGACGCCGTCATATTCGTAGTGTGCAGCCAGGAACTTCTGGAGCGCGATCCACGACAGGTCACCGAGCACGCCGTCAACGAGGCCGGCGTAGCCCCAGTCAGCCGCGAGCCACTCCTGCACGCCGATCAGCCCGGCCTTGCCGGCCGCGTTGCCGTAGTCGACAGCCACGACGGGAGAACCGAAGGAGACGGGCGTGATGGGGAGGTATGCAACTGCGGAGCCGGGTCCACGGATGGTGAGCGCGCGGCCCACGTTGCCGTCCAGGTCCAGGGCGCCAGGGCAGGCGGTCGGGTAGCCGGCTCCGTGACGGGTAAACACCTCGCGGTGGCCAATCGCCTGCGTGCGGTTGAGGATCATGCCGCGGCGGGCCGTGATTTCGGCGGTCAGTCGTGCGGCGGCCTCGGCGGCGGCTTCAGAGATGGGCCAGCCGAAAGCGTCACCGTAGGAGGCGTTCTCGATCTCGTAGACGATGGCGCGCGAGTCGAAAGAGACGCTGGAAAGTGACCACGCGCGGTTTTCTTCCGGCACGACGCCGACGATTTCGCCTTCGTTGCTGATCGCGTAGTGGCACGAACCCTGCTTGCGGCCCGAGATCCACGAGTTGAGCACGCCTTGAAAGGATGTGCTGGCCATGTGGTGATAGACGATGAAGTCCACCACTCGGCCGTTGCGGCTGGACTGGTTGGGCGTGGTGACGGTGCGGGTGACGTGTCCGCTGAAAGTCATGGGTTTCTCCTTGGGTGAGGGCGGGGTGATGCGTTAGTAGACGGGCGGGCCGACGTAGCGCATGACGAATCGCGCACTGAAGCCGAGCCCGGCGCCGTTGTTGTGAAAAGCAGAGCAACGGACGTAGTCGGATGTGCCATTGAATCGGAACTGGTCAATAGAGGCGTTCGCGTGACCTGTCGGCTGGACACTGTTGCTCAGGATTGACATAGTGATGCTGCCGCTCTGAATTCCGCCGGTGTTGTTGCGCTTCAGGCGAGTCAGGCGAGACCCGCTCACGCCGGAATCCCAGCCCGACGTGAGCGAGTAGGTATACATTCCAGGAATAGTGGGCGTAACGTCGGAGCCACCGGGATGCCATGAGTGATTGTCACTCTCCTCCACCCAGACCGGCGCATAATCCTCGGTGCTGCCGATGGTGCGTTCCAGGTTGTTCGGGAAAGATGATCCGGTGGCGGTCAGGATGCAGACGGGCAGGTTGCCCGAGATCGGGTACCAGCCGGCCGGGCTCGCGCCGCCCATGTTGGAGACAGAGAACAGGTCGAAGTAGGCCTCGGTCCAGCCCTTGTCCGTGCGGTACATCCGGTCACCCTGAATGGGGTTGGGCCGGCGAGTGTCGCGTTCGGCGGCGCTGGCGCTGCGTCCGACTGACTCGTTGAGGGCCTCCTCCATCTGCGTGCTCTGGAGGTTGAGGGCAGCGTTGAGCGGGTCAACGAGATCCCCGTCCTCGAATAGCGGTAGTTCCCAGTTCTCAGTTGTCAGCATTCTATCAGCTTACCATCAGGCTACCGCCTCGACCACGATCAGCGGGGACGCCACGAAGGCGCCAGGGCGCAGTCCGTAGCACTCGACGCGCACCGTGGCGGCCACGTTTTGCGGGATGAACTGAATCCAGGTGCGGCTCGTGGACGCCTCGCTCACATCGGTCAAGAGAAGCTCGGCGGTCTTGGCTGCCCAGTTTGCGATGGCCTCGCCCCGATCCCGCACGCCGGCAATCGAATAGGTGACGAGAGCGCCGGCGCCATAGGCCGAGACCGTGATGCGAATTAGTCCACTAGCGGACGTGATCGTCGTTGACGGCCGCAGCGCGCCATCCGTAGTCCACAGGTCCGATGCCACCGGCTCGGGCGGCGGGTCCGGTTCCAACCGGTCCATGATGTATGGGTACGGGTCTTGGACCTGCCCCGAGTAGACGCCCAATCTTTCGACGGAGAGGGTGAGGTGAAGGTGGTTTCCAGTGGAGGCACTGCCGCTCGTGCCGACATAATTGACGATCTGCCCACGGGCAACCGGGTCGCCAACATTCAGCGGGCTCGCGTTCCAACTGTGCGAGTAGCCGCTGAACATGCCGTCCGGGTGTTCCACGACGGTGACCTGGCCGAGCACGCTGGAGCTGCCCTTGTAGGAGATCGTGCCGTCCGCGATTGACGGGATGGGCGTGCCGCCGGCTTGCGGGAAGTCGAGGCCGCGGTGCGGGTTGGTGCGCGGCGGCTGTGTCGAGCCGAAGCCGTCCCAGAGTGCGGGGTTGTCGAATGGAAGCTGATACTGAGTCATGGCGCTAGTGGGGGAGAACTTGGACGATGAGGGACGGGGAGGCGATGATCGGGCTCGTGCCGACGCCGAACGCCTCGGCCTGCACGAGGATCGGGGTGTTGACCGGCACGTTCTGAACCCATTCCTTCTGCGAGCTTCCTGTCGCGCTGCCGCCAGGCAGGACGAGTTGCGCGGACTGGTTGAGGTAGCTGGATACCGAGTCCGCACGGTCCACAACGCCGGCGATGGAGTAGGTCATCATGGCGTTGTGGCCATAGGCCGAGATCGTAATGGCGATCCGCCCGGACGGCGAGGTGACAGTCACGGACGGGCGGATGGCCGCCGTCGTGCTCCAGCCGTTCACTGGAATCACGGTATCCCCGGTGCGCGTCGAGGAGCTTTTCACGATGAGCGACAAGAGGTACTCGTTGCGAATGCGAATCTGATCGAGCACGACGTTGAGCCGAGTGATCGAAGACTGGAGGGCGCGGTCGGTGTTCTGCAACTCCATCGTGGTGCGGGCAAGGGCTTGCTGGCTGGCACGGTTCGTCTTGTCCATGTTGCGCGCCCACTGCTGTGAATCTGGGTTGAGGCTCGGGTTGGCCACGATCAGACTCCGATCGCTTGGGTGCGTGAGTCGGTGTTCACGATGGCCAGCGAGGCGATGTAGAGGTTGATCGTCTCGGCTCGCAAGGCCACGTTGGTCGCTCGGGTGATGCTCGCCTGGAGATCCTTGTCAGACAGGGCGGCGGCGCGCTGGGCGTCCGACAGGGACTTGCTCATCCCGTTCACGGACGCGGTCACCTCGCGGCCCCATTGCTGGGAGGCGGGATTGAGGGAGGGGTGTGACATTTATAGCTCCAGGTCATTGCGTAGCGGGTTGATGGACTGCTGGCCGAAGGTGGTCTGGAATCCGGCCAGCGTTTCGCGGAAGCGACCGAACGGCACCCCGCCGTAGACGCGGTTGAAATCCGCGAACGTGACCCGGCTTTCCGCGGCGCCGCTGATACTGCTGGAGTTGATCGTGGTGGAGCGCACGCGATAGATGGACGTGCCGAAACCGATCATGGAGCCCGCGATGTTGCCGAACTCCTGCTCGCCCTTGTCGTACTGTTTCTGGCTGAACGTGAGCGTTTTCTTCGGACCTGCGAAGGAGCAGGCGGCTTCGAGCCCGGCCGTGAGGGCCTGCGCCTTCGTCGTCATGAACAAGTTGTCGACGGTCACGCCTACGACAGTGCTCGTCGTCGCGGCGCTGGCGCCCGTCCTGAGCGTGATGAGCTTCTTGTCGAAGGCCACGCCGGTCCCGCGGATCTGAAGCGCAGGGTAGCCTTCCAGGCCCTCGGCGATGCGGAACGGTGCCTTGCCCAGGTAATCCGAGGTGGGGCCGGTGATGGTCACCTCGATCTCATACGGATTCTCGGTGATCCGGGTGGTGATTTTCCCGCCGTTGTCGTTCCACCACTGCACGGGGATGGGCAGCCCGTCCGAACCTGAGACGCGGTAGCCGCCGTCGTAGATGTCCGGCTCCATGTTCTCGCTCATCGGCCCGGGGGTGGAGACGCCGATGAGGGAGGAGTCAAGCTGCAAGAGCGTTTTCGTCTGCCCGTTCACGTCCACGTTGTAGGCACTGTCCGCCTCGAAGATCACGGCGTCCTGGATGACTTTGGTGCCGTACTGGTAGATTTCCACGGTCTGCGCGGCGTTTTCGATGCTGACCGTCTGCCCGACCGAGGCGGTGGAAAACAGGCTCATGCCGCGCTCGCTCGGTTCGCGCAGGACAATGATGCCGTCGATCAGCGCCGTCTCGGTGCGCATGGCCACGTTGAGCATTTTGACGTGATCCCAGACGTTGCCGCGCCAGCCGGGAAACGAGACCATGCGCTCAAGGTAGATCGGGTCGGGCGCGATCATCGAGGCGCCAATGCCGGACAACTGGAGGTACTGGCTGAAGGCGTAGTAGAGGGACACGTTCATCATGGGCGGCATGGTGCGCTCGGTGTTGAGGCGCCCGAGCAGGCTGTCGGTTCCGAACGTGGCACGGCCGCCGGCGACAGAGACGCTTTTGACCTCCATTTGCAGCCGCCCGCGAGCAGGGTCCGCGAGGACCACGTCGGTCCCGACAAACGAGATGGAGTCGTTCGTGGCGACCGCGGAGATGCTCGCCTGCCCGACCGAGCCGGTGGCGTCCGCGGGGTTCAGCGGCGTCGAGTCCTCCGTCACGGAGTAGGAGAAAAGCTCGCCAACGGGCGTGTGAACTGCGCGATCTTTGAGGGTGAGGGTGGTTGCGACCATTCACTGATTCTATCAGGCAACACTCAGGATGCCGCCGGCGCACGCGGACGCCCCGCCCTGGCGAACCGGGACGGGGCGAACTAACTGGGTCAGTTAGACGGGGTTAGAGCACGCCCTGCGTGGTGAGGTTTATCACGCTGACCTCTCCAACAAGGAACTTGCTGCCGGTCGAGTTCGTGGTCACTTTCAGCCGTGCGGTCGCTACCCCGGATGGGGCAACAATCTCGGCATAGAACTGTACGACCCCGCCGCCTAGCGCCGCTCCCGCTATGTCTGACAGTCCAGCGGGGTTGGGCAGAACTGCGGGGGTGGCGGTCAGGAACTCCATCTGCGCCCTATACACGTCTCCGCCCGCGATTGACTTCACCCGAAAGCTGATGGCAATCAGGTCCCCGGCAGTGGCGGAGAGTGGTGAACCGTGCACAATTTCAGCCTGAGTGCCCAGCCGACCTGAGATTTGCAGTGCAAAACCCTTGAAGTCAGAATCGCTCACTTTTGCCGTGCGGAGTACCCCCGCGCCCAAGTTGGATGCCCAGCCAGTTGGGGCAGTGTACGCGCCGACTGTAGGCGGAGTAATCGCGCCCGGCGTAGCAGTTCCGGCGTCTGCGACAGTTGTCGCGCTGGCAACATCTGCGAGCTTCGTCAGCACGCCGGAAGACGCCCCTCGGTAGATCGCGAGCTTTTGCCAGCCGGTGAGCACTGGGGTGGAGAGCGTGATCGTGTCACCAGCGGCAGCAGCAATCGAAACCTCATTTGAGGCAAGGGACTCGCCCCACGCGGAGATATAGCCGACCTTATAGAAATACGTCCCCGCAGGCAGCGAACTACCCGTTGCCGCCTTGCTAATCCCGATAGTAGGCACGACAGGTTCAGCGGGCCAGGCAATGAGGAAGCCGTTCGTGACGGCGTTTGACGGGTCAACACCGCCGTCGGCCACCATTGCCGATGACGGCGAAAGGGACGGCGATACGACGGAGAGGAACGCGGTAGCCATAACCTCTACGGCGAGCGCGGTGGGATGCACGCCATCTGTCGAATATCCGGTTTTGTATTCACCCGTCAGCGGGTCGGCGAGAACGGCGTGGTAGTCCACGATGAGGAAGCCGTTTGCTGCCGCGTAGCGTTTGATCCACAGGTTTCGGGTAGTCGTTCCGGGCTGATAGGCGGCGACTCTAGGGGGGATGGTGGCGAGTATGGGCACCGCGCCGATAGCAAGTGTTTTCGCCACAAGCTCTTTCATGTTGGCGATACTGGTCGCCATCGTGAACCCGGAAGAGACATCATTGGTCATGGCGAGGATTGCCACAACGTCAGGGTCAAACGGGGCCACGTCCGTGTCGAATCGTGAAAGGATCTGCGTGCTGGTCTGACCGCCGACACCAGCCTCATTGACCAGCACGAGCTTGCCCAGTGAGCGCCCAATCGCGGTAGCCCATGATTGCGGCCCCCATAGCGCCGCTGTCAGGTAGCCATCTGTAAGCGAGTCGCCGAGTACAACCGTGCGCGCCCCAAGCCGCCCACGCTGAATGCTGGCACGGGTTGCCGTGGCTGCGTCAATGGTGGTGGATAGACGGCTTTCCAGGTCGGCCGATTCCGCGTCGTAGGCAGTCCCGACCGTTTCCAAGATGGTGACGTTGGTTGGCGAGGCGGGGTCTCCCAGAACGTCCGAAAGGCCCTGGTCAACAAACCCCTCCGTGGACACGCTGATGGCGTCCATCGTTGCCTGCGGGGGGAGCCTGGTGATGGAATCTACGGTGAGATATAGCCTGGTCATGCGGAATGTGGTCCTTTACGTTTTGGTGCGGGAATTTCTTCAGTCTATCAGCAAGCACTCAGCTACCTCACAGGGCGAACCGGTCCTCGCTCATGGCGATGCGCGCGATGTTGTCGAAATACTCGACCCCGTCCGCCCCGTTGTCGTAGCGAACCGGACCCCAAGGGAAGTAGTCGGCCGGGCCATCCCAACCGCCCGTCTCCGTGAACTTGGCCGCGATCGTACTCATCTCGGGCCGACCGGACACCGGGGCCTCCAACGGGGCATCCACGAAGGAGAGGCCTGAGTTGCCACGGCCGCCGATGAACTTCCCGAAGCCGGTGGGGTTGAGGTACGCGGGAGACCCCAGAACTCCTTCACTTACCTCCACGGCAAGGGCGTCAGCGTCCGAGGTTGAGGCGGGCCATGCGGGCTCGATCGTGTCGTCATTGTCGAGGCTTTCGGGCTCGTCGGTGTAGATCGTCCCGTCAAGAATGAACGGGTATGCGGAACGCTCCACCTTGGGCCGTGACGGTGCGGTGTCTGAGTCGCCGACCTCCAGGTATTCGAGGTTGGTGAACATGCTGGGGAAGATGTGATCGGAGACGCGGGCGACCATGCCGCTCAGGGTGAGGGTCGCGGGGCCGTCGTCGTCGCGGCGCAGGAACATGCGTACCGCGATAAAGTCGCCGCCCAAGAAGGTCAGGTTGGTCATGACCGGGCTGGTCACGTCGATCAGGTCCAGCCGGTACATGGCGCCGGCGCGGCCGTCCGCCATGATGCCCTGAGCGAGGACGACGCCGGACCCTGTCGCGGAGCCATGCACGCCGAGGCTCATGCATTTGTCCGGCGGAATGGGGATGACGATGGACTCGGGGAGCGGGAGGGCGAGGTTGGCCGCGGGGAAGGTGTACTTGGCGCTGTAGATCGGGAAGTTGTTCTTGTTGGTCGGCGTTGCCACCTTTTCCGGGATGATGCCGGGGAGCAGGCTGGGCGCGTCGAGCGTGCCGAGCATGGGGGCGGCCCACCATGCGGGGAGCAGGTTGAGCTTTTCGGCCATCGGGTCGACCATGAAGAAGGGGCCTTCGCCGTAGAGGCCGTCTGCGAAGTCTTTGATCACCTGCGTGTCTTCGCGGAGCTGCATCCCCCATGACAGGGACACTTCCTTGTGGTTCGTGAACGAGCTGCGTGCCCAGCCGCCACCGTTGAGGAGGGTGTCGCTGTCGGACCAGCCGATGTTTGCATATTCGGCGGTCGCCAGGGGTGTCGGGATTTCGACCATTCGTTCTTTGGTTCCGAACAGCATTAGTTGGTGCCTCCTGAGGCTAGTTGCATTTGACCGCGATTGGTGGATTCGGCAAGGCGCCGGTCATCCGTGAACAGGTTGACGTTGATGCGAGAGACGGCCTCGGCGAGGGCCATGATGGTGCCGGCGGACAGGTCCGTGGGGCCGCCGAAGCCGCCACCGGTGGAGCCGCCGCGGCCGACGTAGCCGCCGCCCTTGAATCCCTTGCCGCGCTTGGCAACGTCGTGCAGGCCGGCAAGCTGGTCGACGCCGATGTTTTTGGTCGCCGGCGCAGAGAACACAAACTCTTTTCCGTGGACGTAGTCGGCTGGCTCGTTGACGCCGCCGTCGCCGGTGTAGCCGCCATCCTTCTTGCCTGGCCCAACGCCGCCGCCACCACCGCCGCCGCCACCGCCGCCGCTGTACCCGATCGGGTTGAGGACGTAGCCGGATTTCAGCGGGCCGTACTGTGAGGCGGGGGCACTGAGCGAGTCGATCATCGCATCCCAGCCCTTCGAGTATTCGTTGGCCGCGTCGCGGCCGGCTGCACCCGCGCCAGTCGAGTTGAGCGGGATGTCGACGCCCGCTGCGGCTGCGGCTGCGGCTGCGGCCAGGAACTCGTTGAGCGCCTGCATGGCCGGGTCGTTGTCGGCGTCCACGGTGATGTCGCGCGGGACGTTGTCGATGGCGAAAGTCATGTCATCGAACGCCTTCGAGTACAGGTCGATCTCGGTGCTGGAGAAGCCGGCCTGCGTGGCCTGGTTCTGGAAGTCCTGCTTGAGCACGTTCGACTTGGCTGACAGGTCCGCCTGGCTCGCGCCGGACGCCGCCAGTGCTGAAATGTATCCCTGGTAGTTGCTGACCAGTCCAAGGATGGTGGAGCGGTTGGCGATGGATGCGGCCGAGTTGCCCGTGAGGGACATGGTGCTGGCGGCCTGGAGCTTGTTGATCTCGGCCTGCGACTCGGACGCGCCCTTGTTGGCGTCGGAGAGGTCGTTCTGGTTCTTTTCGAGCTTGGCGGCGAGGTCGGCGGAATGCAGCGTGTCGTTGTACTTGTCGGCGACGCGCTTGAAATATTCGAGCACGCCCCGGTCGGCCGACAGCTCGTTGGCGGTGGCGCGGTAGTCGCGGATGGCCTGCTGCGCGTCAGAGATCGACTTGGCGCTGGCGTCGGCGGCGTCGGCAATGGAGATCCAGCCGGACGAGATCGCATCGAGGCCCTGGCCGCCGGCGTAGCGGATGTCGAAGGCGCGGCCCATGACCCCGCCGAGGTCGCCGGCGTAGTCGATGAGCGTGACCACTTTGGCGGTCGCATCCTCGACGGAGTCCGAGAGATCCTCGAACTCGTTGCCCCAGTCATCGGTGAGGCCCGTGGCCTTGAGCGCCTCGTCGGAGTAATCGCTGGTGACATCGTTGGCGTTTTTGAGCTTGTAGGCCCATGACGAGAAACCATCGGCGGCGTCGAGGATGCCGGACTCGCCCTGGAGCGCGGCCAGGCGGCTCACGAAGAAGGAGAGGACATCGTTGCCCTCGGCCATTGTGGACAGGAAGCCGAAGATGGCGTCGTTGGCGCGCTCAAGGCCGTCGATGACGTTGTGCGCGGTGTCGGCGACAAACTGCATGGAGCCGCCGAAGTTGAACACCAGTTCAGTCACGGCGCCGATCGCGGCAAGGATGACGGTGGCTCGCATGAGCCCCTTCACTGCCGCGGTCAGTCGGTGGGTTCCGACCGTTGCCACGTCGGTGCCGGTCTTCATGTGGAACATGGCCTTGATCAGGCCACGGATTCCGCCAGCCTGGCCCATTTTGCCCAACTCAAGCTGGGCGGTGCGGAGCGCGAACGTTGATGCCGTGGCCAGGGCGAGCATGGCGACCAAGCCGAGTGCGGCGCCGGCAATGACCGTGAACACGAGGGCGAACTTGGCGAAGCCCTGCACCACCTTGTTCTCGGACAGTTCGCGCGCCTTGTTGACCACGTCGGTGAGGACGCTGAGCAGGCCGGCAATACCGTCGACCGAGCCGCCCGTCAGTTCGGCAATTAGTGCGTTGAGCGAGTTGACGAGCATCTTGAACTGCGAGTCGAGGTCGTCAGCGATGAGGGCGTACTGGCGGGCCAGTTCGGCGCCCTCGGCGTAGCCGGTCGCGGCGTCATCGAAGCCACGCTTGAGCACAGGGAGGCCGGCCGAGATTCGACCGATTACTTCACCGGTGCGCTTGCCTTCGAGCCCCAGCTCCTTCAGGGCGCCCGTCATCTGCACAGTGTCGGCGCCGTCGAGGCCGCCCAGGAAGTCCTTGAAAACCTCGAAGCCCTGTCCGCTGCGCACCATTTCGTTGAGCGATTCTGCGCTCTGGCCCGTGATGGCAGTGAAGGCGGCCAGCTTGTCGCCACCCTCAGAGAGGGACTCGTTGAGACTGTTGAAATAGGTCTCGAAAACGCCCTGGGCGCGCTCGGGGGCGACACCCAAGGAACCAAGGGCGCCCGAGAGGCCAATGACCTGGTCGGCCGTGAAGCCGGCGCGGGTCGCCGTGGCCGCGAGGCGCTCGGTCAGGGCGAGGATCTGCTGCTCAGTCGTCTCCGAACTGACACCCACCTTGACGATGGACGAGCCGAGCCGTTCGGCATCCTCGATGGGGAGCCCGAGCAGGTTGGAGATTCGCCCGAATGCGTTCGCGGTGGCTTCCGCAGTGATACCCGTGACCGCAGAGAACCGGGACACGGTGCCGGTGAAGTCTTCGATGTCCCCGGCCGCCACACCAAGCTGGTTACCCAGCGCCGCAATGGCGGACAGCTCCTCGAACGTCAAGGGGACTTGAGTACTGAGGTCTACGAGCGCGTCACGGAGCCCTTCGATCTGCTCAACGCTGCCCTGCGAGGTACGCTCGACGGCCGTGAACGCCTTCTCAAAGTCGCTCGACGCCTTGACGGCAATGAGCGCGCTGCCGAGCATAGCGGCCGACGCGACGCCGGCGGTGGTGGCCACGTCGTAGAGGGCGTAGCGGGCGGAAATGAGCGACTCGGACTGCTTCTGGCGGGCGCGAAGCTCGTCTGCGTTCTGCTTAAGGCGAGCCTGGCCGGCCTTTTCGAGCGTGGCCGTGTCGCGCCGGGCGTTCTCGGCATAGGCCTTACTGATGTCATCCGACCGCTTCTTGGACGACTTGTACTCGGCCGCGTTCTGCTTCAGCCGCGCCTGGCCGGCCTTCTCGTTGAGGTCGGCGTCGCGCTTGGTGTTGTCGTGGTAGGCCTTGCTGGTGTCGTCCGCAAGCTTCTGCTTGGTGGCGAATTCCTTGTCGGCCAGCTTCAGGTCGCTCTGGAAGGCGGCTTCGTTGCGCCGGGTCGTGTCATCGGCCATCGACTGACCGAGCTTCTGCTGCTTGTCGGAGGCCTTCTTGTCAAAGGCGATGTTCTGCTTGCTCGCGTCATCGCGCATCTTCGTCTGACCGGAGATGAAGTCATTGATGATCTGGTCTTCGCGGGCGCGAGCGACTTCCTTCTTCTTGAACGCGCTGTCTGCCGCGCTCAATTCGTCCTGGTAGAGCTTTTCGTTGCGCTTGGTCGTGTCGTCGGCCATGCTCTGCCCGAGCTTGTGCTGGGCGACGCGCTCGGCCTGGACCTTGCGCATGTTGGAGATTTCGTTCTGGCTGCCCGCGTCCGCCACTGCAAGCTGCGCCGCAATGTCGGCGTTACTCATCTTGCGGGTGGCATCCATGCCAGTGCCGTCGCCGGGCTTCAGGGTGCCGTCTGCGGCCTTCTTGACCACGTTCTCTTTGTTGGCCAGCTTGCGAGCTTGCTTCAGCTCGTCAAGCTGGTCCGTGAGGGCCTTGAATCCTGAGGTCTGGGCGGCAACGTCCTGCGTGGTCTGGCGAGAGGCCTTGCCGACCTCGTCCATGTCGCCGGCGGCCTCGCGCATGGTGGTCTGGACTTGCTCGCCCGCTTTGTTGAGTTTCTCGAACTCGCCCGTAACGTCGCCAACGCCGTCGTAGAGCTTTTTGACGCTGGCGATCGCCTGGGCAACGTCGGCCTTGGCGTCAACCCTGAGCTTGGCGATGAAGTCTTGATCTTCCAAGATTGTGCCTACCGTCCGTTAGAGAATGAATCAGTCTCTAGTTTACAGGTTTCGCACAGGCAACGGTCAGGAAGTGCTCAGTTAGCTCTCAGGGTTTGCGGATTCGTGCAGCCGGCGGTAGTACGACTCGCGCACGTCGCCGTCGATCGGGGAATTGGAGTAGCTGAACGGCTCGGGGCGCGTGCGGACACCCTTGGGCGCCTTGTACCCCTTCTTCTTCGACTTCTTCTCGTCCACGGTCTCCACCTCGCGCATGGCGTAGCAGATGTCATTCACGACCTTGAACCCAATGTCGCCCTCGTCGTTGTGACACATCCAGCGAGGGAGTCCGCACTGGCCGCACCGCTCGTTCACAACGATCTGGTGCGCCTCGATGCACAGGAAGTCGTAGTCAGTCCACTTCCCGGTCGGCTGCGTGTGCAGCATCATTGACGTGGGGCGGATGCCGGCGGTAATGGATGCTTCGATGAGCATGAGGTACCTACCGCCGGCTGGCTCCTGTAGGTACCGGGCTAAAAATCCGATTCGGCCGTGACGGAGGAGGAGATCGACTGCTTGAACTGGACGTGCTGGAGCTTGGCGTAGAGCTTGGCGAACTCGCTGCGGGGCAGGTAGCCTTCCAGGTCTCCAGCGGCCTTGGGGGACAGTTCCCCTTCGCTCTCTGCTCCTTCGGCGTCGACCGCCTTGAAAATGGTCTTGGCCAGCATGTGCGCGCGGTACACCTCATCGAAGTGCATTTCGTCGCCGGCGGGCACCTTACCCTTGATGCCGAGCGCCTTCATGGTTTCGCGGCGGGCTACCTTGCTCACGATCTCCGGGACGGCGCGGAGGTGGAACTGGATGCCGGTGAGGGCAAGCTGCACGCGCAGTTCAACCGCCTGCGCCTCCAGGTCGGCGATGTCTGCCTTGGGGTCTTCTGAGAGGCGTTCGTCAATTTCGCCGAGCACGCCCCAGCGGTCGCGGCTCACGACGAAGCCGGCCACGTTTTTGAGATCCTCGAAGCCGCCCAGTTCGTCGGCGAGAGGCTCGTCCGTGTATACGGTGACGGCGCCCGTCTTCATCGTGCGGCCCTTGATGGTTTCCATCATGTCGAATGTCTTGCGAGATTCGTCGGCGATGTCTTGGATTTCGGTGTCGATGTCAATGTCGTTCATGGGGTGTCCTCGTCTCCTAGATGCCAGGCCGAGTCCTCGCCCGGTGGCTCCTCCCATTTTAGCGCACTAAAAAGCCCCCGCCGCACTATGCGACGAGGGCTTCTGTTTAGCGGGTGATGCTAGGTGATGGTGACCGCCTGCACGATGGCTGCCGCCGCGGAGCCGTAGGACACGGTCACGTCCACGGTGCCGGCCGAGACGTACTTGACGGTGCCGCCGGCCGAGACCGTGGCGATCGCCTTGTCCGCGGAGACGTACTTCGCGCGCGACACGATCGAGGAGTCCCCGCACACGGGCTCAAGCTGGGCAACCTCGCCGATGGTGCCGGCCACGGTGGCCGCCACTCCGGTGATCGTGCCAGCGGTGCCCACCTGCGTGTGGAAGTGAAGGAGTCCCTGCGGCAGGAAGTTGACGGTGAACTTCGTGCTGTCGTCACCTTCCGAGTCGTCCGCGACGGTGTCGGCGATCAGCTTGTAGAGGCTGAGGGTGTCGCCGTCCTGGAAGTCGGTGGCGTTGGACTGGTTGACGCGGACGATGAGCCAGCCGAGCGTTCGCATGACACGGAACGCCTCGAACGCCTGCACATACGTGCTGGTGGCGTCGTCACTGTTGCGGTCGCGGAACATGGACAGGGTGGCCGAGTATGACGCTGCGCCACGGGAAACGGCGTTGCCGAGATCCTTGAGGGAGCGGTCATCCTTGTCAGCCGAGTCGGACGGGCCGACCTCGAAGTCCTGCCATGCGGTTGCGTCGGTCAGGTCGAGCGCACTGTTGAGTACGGCCGCGGAGGCGAACTGAGGGGACGGGAGCGCCGAGTCGAGAATCCACCCGACCTTGATGCTTCCATTGGATTCGTTCTTTGACATGCTCGTGGTCCTTACGCTGCGACGGTGAAGTTGGTGTTGAGGCGGCCGGTCGGCTTGAAACGGCATCCGTACATCTGCATGGAGCCGTCATCGCCGAGATCCTGGCCATAGTCGGTCTTGGCGCCGAACGCGGAGAGGATGTTGCCGGCAACGACATCGAGGCCCTGCTCGCTGTCGACGCGCTTGACGATGAAGTATTCAATGTCGAGGCCGTCAAACAGGGCGAGCGCCTTGTCGTAGTCGGGGCTGTCGATCGTGCCCGGCTTGTTGCGGAAGATGTCGAAGCTCACCTCGTACTCGAAGTCCAGCGGGGACTCAACCTCGGCGATGTCCCAGGCGCTCATCGAGGAGTCCGTGGCAGAGCCGGTGAGGTTGATCGAGTGACCGTCTTCCACGGCCTTGGAGATGTGCGTAATGAGCCCGGCCGTCTTGGCTGTGGCCCACTTGGCGGCCGAGAGCGGCTGCATCCATTCGTCAGGGGTGAATGCTTCGGGGCGGACGGCCCAGATCGTAATATTGCCCCGAAGGGTCTTGACTCCAGATGACATTTATGCCTTTTCCTTCGGGGTGGTGGACCGCGTGCGCCGAGAGGTTGAAACGAGGTCGACGGGAGCGGGGACGGGCGCCTTGGGGCGGTACACCTCGTAGTCCCGGCCGAGCACGGGATGATTCCCGACGTTCTCGGGCAGGTCAACAAGCTCGTCGGTGGTCTTGTTTCTATAGCGCAGCATGGTCCCAGCTTATCATTCGCTGGGAGCTAGCTGAGTGCAAGCTGGGAGCCTGTTAGAATTCCGGCGCCATGTTGATCCGGCAGCCGTACCGAGCGATCTTGATACGCCGCGACGGGGCGCCGCCGGCATCCGTGGTCGTGTAGGACGTGCCGCCGGCCGTCTTCAGCGGGGTCGTGTTGTAGTTGGGCGACCAGCCGAGCAACCGGTTGAGCATGTCCGCCGCGGCTCGATCGGTGACAACCGTGCCGCCGGACACCACCGCGATGTTCGCCTGGAAGATGTGCGGCTGAGTGCGCTCGCCCCCGACACCGCGGCCCTTGGCCGTAGCAACCGGCGTGCTGAACGTGATGTGCGCGTAAGGCTTCACCTGGCCATCCGAAAAGCGGGGGAGCGCGTCGTCGTCCGGCAGGTCGCGGTACACCCTTCCTTCGCAGAGATCCGCAACGTGCGCGAAAATCAGGTCGGCCTCGGCAATGCCGTCGAAGTTGCTCATATGCTGCCTTTCATGGCGTCGATCAAGTCGGTGATGGCCTGCTCGCGCGCGGCGATGAAGGCGCTATTGAGGGCGTTCATGCCCTCGATGCTCGCGGTGCCGTCCTCCTGGAGCAAGAAGTATTCCATCTGCTCGCCGGTCCAGCCGAATTCGCCGGTGTGCATGGTGCCGTCAGATTCGGAGCGGGAGTTGACCTGATTGATCATGTCGCCGGTGTCGATGCGGCCGGGGGAGTGGCTGGCGTCACTGCCGGTCTTTGCCGGCGCCGCCGCTCGGCGCTGGCCGGTCGCGGTCTCGGCGTCCTCGATCGCCTGCTCCATCATCTTCTCGCCGTTGTGCGCGAAGTCGGCAACGATCTTGGGCGCCCGGTTGACGACCTCATTGCCTTTGGCCTGAAGCAACCGCTCGAATCGGCCTATGTCGAAGTTCTCGCTCTTGCTCATGGGGTTACCGCCGGCACGACGACAAGCTCGCTCATGAGGTCGATGCTACGCACGGCGGCGTCGCTGGAGTTGGCGCTGGCGAGCACGGTGAAGGCGTACTGCTCAAGGGTGGGGTCTCGGTGACCGTCGTTCACGCGAAGGAGGAGGCCGGCGGTGATCGGCTCGGCGTAGGCACTCAGGGGGATGCGGACGTTGACGGTGCGCTTGGTGATCCACTGCCCACCAACGATCGCGTCGCTGATGGACAGTGTCATGATGGTCGCCTTGCTGGTGGCGAGGTGCGTGAGGGTGGGTTCCGCTCCAGGATTCGACACTGAATCGTAGAGGGAAACGTTGGCCTTCATGTTGGCCTCGGCCGACCGGGCTACTTCGGCGGACCAGTCGGTCGGGTCGGGCAAGGGAGTGGGGAGGGCCATTCCCCCATTTTAGCGCACTAAGCGGCTCTCCGAGAGTTCTTGGACGCGCTCGACATTGCCCACTCGTCCACGGGCTCAGACAGGTGCGCAACGACGGCGGACGGGAAGAAACGGTACAGGCTACCCACCCGGAACGAGGGGATGTCGCCCGTCTTGGCCTTGCGCCGCGCAGTGTCCACGGAGACGTTGAGGACAGCCGCGATGCCTTTCAGGTCGACCGCCTGCTCGTGCTCGGTCACTTCATTTCCCTTCCGTGCAGCACATCGGTGACCCACTGCGGCTTTTCGCCCGCTTCCTGCGTGGCCCGAGCAACGAGGTCGACGGCGAGGTTGCGGAACTGGTCAGCCTTGGATTCGAGCCATACGCACGCCTCGGTGGCGTTCTGGGCGTTGAATTCTGCCTCATTCTTGTAGAGGTGCTCCGCGCGCAAGGCCTTGGCGAGCCGGGCGGGCAGGCAAGGGAAGGTGGTAGCGCATTCTCCGCACATGCTCCCGTCACAGGAGCAGTCGCATGGCTTGTGGTTCAGGGATTCTTCCAGCAGCTCGTCGTTCATGAGGTGGCCTTTCGGTCGGTAATGCGGTGCCAGAAGTCTTCGACCGTGGGCGGATTAAAGGCGTCGTTGATATCGTTCTCCATCGCCCAGGCATGGACGTTGGCGATCACCGCGTTCGCGGCGTCACGTTCGGCCTCCACGAGGCGCATGTAGACGAGGTCCATGTCCACGGTGGTCTGTAGGTTCTCGCGCTGCCGCTCAAGGGCGTCACGCTCGGCCTCCAGGTTGTCACGTTCCTGCTCAAGGGCAGCGTTCGCCTCGGCGGCACGCATGGCGCCTGCGACGTAGCCTTCGATGCACCTGTCCTTTTCGATGGACCCTTCTTTCAGGTTGCCGCCAAGCTCTGCGACGTACTGGATGTTGGCCCGTAGGCGGAGTTCTTCGAGCTGTGCCTGGTTCATATTGCCTCCAATGCTCACGCGGCCTCGTGCCGCAGTTCCATGAGCCTAGCAGGTTTAGTGCGCTATTCTGCCCATTAGCGCCCTATCCTGCATAGGCAACCTGTAACTCTGCGTTACAGGTTGCCTATGTCTCAGCTCGCTTCCAGCTCGGCGTGAAGCGGGAGGATTCCACTCAGCTCGCCCTGCATGATGTCGGCCATCTGGGCGTGAGCATCCGGGAGCAGGTGCCCATACACGTCGATCGTGGTGGTGATCTTCTCGTGCCCGAGCCGCGCCTGAATGTAGGGCAGCGGGGCGCCGCGGGCAATGAGCAGGCTCGCGTGCGTGTGGCGCAGGTCGTGCGGCGTCGGCGACTTCTCCAGCGGCGCGAGCCCGGCGACCGCACACAGCGACCGATCCTGTGCCTTGGCCACCGTGGGGTTCCACACGCGCGTCATGAACGACCCGTACCAGATGTGATTGCCGGACACGGCGCCCTGAAACACGAGCTGCGACGGCGCCCGCCTCGGGCCGAGCACGGCCAGAATCTCAGGCCAGAGCGAGATCGGGCGCACGCTCTTAGGCGTCTTGGGCGGGCCGAGCGCGGGCGGGCCGTCCTCCGACTTCACCCACGCCTTGTCAATGCTCACCGTGGCCGGCGAGGTGGCCGTCTCAATGTCGCCCCAGGTCACGGCGGTCGCCTCGCCCCAGCGACAGCCGGTGCCGACAAGGAAGGTGAGCAAGGCTCGGTGCTGCGCCGGGGCGAAGTGCATGAACGTGGACAGCTCGGCCGGCGACAGGAAGACGGGCTTTCGCGGAGTGCCACGGGAGAGCCGGGTCTTGTAGGCCGGGTTGTCCGGGCGGTACTTGCCGTCGACCACGACCGAGGCCATGACGGAGGAGAGCAGCGCGTGATAGTTGGACACCGTCTTGGCGGCCACCTTCTCCTTCGCGTTTCGAGCCGAGGGCTGCGCTTCCTGCCAGGCCACCCAGCGCCCCACGTCGGACTTCTCGATTGAGGTCACGGGCAGCTCGCCCAGGATCTCCAGGAATGAGCGCGCGGCGATGCCGACGTAGTCTTTGCGGGTGCCGGCGGCGATGCCGGTGAGCAGGCCTGAGTCGAGGTCGAGGTACTTCATCGTGTACTCGGCCAATGTTGGCACGCCAACACTTTTGCTCTCCCGTGCCAGCCGTGCTTCCCGAGCTGCGCGCCCGCCGACACGGTCAACGAGCTTCCCGAAGGAGCTGGCTGCCTTCTCCGTCGAGAACGATTCCTGAGCCTGCCGGCCGTCGATGCGGAAACTGACCCGCCAACTCACGGTTCCGCCGGGGTTTTTACGAGGCAAGACGCTTGCCATGATGGCCTCCAATGTGAGGCTAACCATATCCGAGCTAGAGACGATGTTGGCCTGGATGTTGGCACGGTGTCTATTTTGGCCCTACAGGCCAGTGTTTACATGGGGTGAGTAACGGGGATTGAACCCAGTCCGCGGAGGCAAAACTCCGGGCACATCGTTGATTTTATGCGGAAGTCACACTCACAGTAATCGCACAGATAGGCCCGAATACGCATCATTATGTTGGCATGCCAACATCCACTTCACGGCTCCACGAGCGGCCTGTAGGCTTTTTGGGATGACCGCGGCACTGAGCAGAAAAGAGATGCGAGTGGTCCTCGACAGTCTGAGATCGCAGGGCGTCCCGCTCGTGAAAACCAAGGACGGGTATCGAGTCCTTTTCCCGAACGGCGCCACCACGGCAATCCATCGCACACCGTCCGACCATCGCTCGACGGCCAACCTGCGCGGCGACATTCGCCGGGCCGGGTTTTTTTGGCCGTTCGATCACAAGAGAAAAGAGCCCTCGATGGCCACCCGTTACACCAAGGCCGAGCACAAGAAATTCGACGCCGCGGTCAAGCTTCTTGCCCCTGGTCCTGTCGTGGCTTCGGCGCTGGCGGCCGAGCTGGAGGTGTCGATACCGACCGCCAAGGCCGTGCTCGGTCGCATGGGGTTTGCGCCCGAAAGCCGCGGCGTGTGGCAGGTACCGGCCGAGCCCGTGGACGCCTACCCCGAGATCGCTCGCATGGAGGCGCGGGAGGCCGCGCGGGCCGAGCTGGTAGTCGTGGAGGCCGAACCGGTTGTAGAGCCCGTGGCGGAGCCTGAGCGCCCTGCCGAGCGTGCGTTCGCCGACGACTTCGATAGCTGGACACTCCCGGTCCCGAAGAAGCTGCAAGCCAAGGCCGACGAAATGGGGCTGCACATCGAGGTGCGCGTGTGGCGGCAGCCGGTCGACTAGCGCGGGCACAAAAGCGCCCCTCGCTTCCGAAGATGCGAGGGGCGCCTGAGTGCAACAGTCTGGGCGAGGGTGTTCGCTTATTCGGGCGGGGTTTGGGCGGCTGCGAGCTTGGCCGTAAGGTCTGCGATCTGTGCGTACAGGTCGCCTATCAGGGCGAGAATGGCGGCTGGATTCATGATGCGATCAGCCCCAAGGTGACGAGTGCAGCGTGGACCCCTGCGGCGGTGACGGGTACGGCTGTGGGCTTACTTACCGGGGCAGCGTCAAAGAATGACAGCTTCCCGCCGTAGCCAATCGTGATGAGCGTGGACAGGACAGTTCCAGTGCCGCCCCTGCCGCCGAATCCTTGCGAGCCTTGGAACTTCATATTCCACCCGTCGCGGGCAATCTTGCCCACCCACCACTGGCCCGCCGACCCGGAAGCGGAGTCAACTTCCCAGCCGTTCGAGTCCATGAACAGGTGGTGAGTGCTCGCGTCTGCGTCGAGGCTGTCGGGCCTCGAACGGAACGAAGAGCCGAACGTCTGAATGTCACGCTTCCAGTCGATCACGCCGTCAGCAGCGCGAATGCGTCCCGCCGTGACTGACGAATCGACCATGACGTGTAAAAGGTTCTGCGTGGGGCTGACCACGTTATCCGTGGCGAACAACCGCATTGTGTCAGCCGCGCCGTCAACATTCGTAGCGAAGAACGCGGCGGGGCTGTTGGCGTTCATCTGTGTCACTTGCAGGCCGTAGGAGTCCGACCCCGTAACTGTGGCGTTCTGGTCGATCTTGACGCCGACGCCCTGAGTTTTCGCGTTCCAGAGGAAACCGTTGCCGGGGTTGTCTCCACCTATGGTCATAATCCAGGTTGAAGTTTTGGTGGCGTTGGCTCCGATGAGCATGTGGAAAAGCGTGCCGTTTGGGGCGTCGTTGATCCATTCGAAAACGCCGGGTCGGGTGTCCGTCGAATCCTTCATGACTGTTGGGCTTACTGTCCCGGCCATTGGAACAAACGTGGTGGATAGTTCGCTTTCACCCAGGCGGGCCGGCAGGTGCTTGTCGAAGACCTTGCCGCCCGCGTCGAGAGTGGGGACTTTGCTTTCAGCCATTATGAAGGCCTTCCTGTACTAAAGATGATGGAGGGGGTGGGGTGGACTAACTGGGTCAGAGTGACGGGGTTACCACGAGGTCAGCGGCGAACGCTTCCAGCCGGTAGACGTTTTCACGTACACGTAGCTGTCGTCGCTGGTCACGTCACCGACAGCGCCCTGCGAGTCTGCGCCGCTGGTCGGAGTTCGCCGGGCGACGTTGAGCCGACCGATGATCTTGACCGTGTGCGCGGCGGTCCCCAACTTGATTTCGTTGATTACTGAGGTAGAGGCAGACACATACGTGTTATCCCTACCAATAGCCACGGACCCTTGGGCTGTTGCGCTTGTCTGCGCTCCGAGAGCCATTGAATTGAGCACGCCCGCGACAGCCTGATAGCCGAGAGCGGTGCTTGACTGTGCGGCGACCGCGTAGGTTCCAATCGCCGTCAGGCCGCCGGGATCGGTTGCGTCTGCGGCCCCTGACTGGTACCCAATGGCTACGTTGTTCGACGCCGCGACAGTTGCGTTAGCAACAAGCCCATTCGGCTGGTACAGGGTGCCAAACCCAATTGCTACGTTCCTAGACGCTGTGGTGGCCGCGTACATACACACGGTGCCCATCGCGAAGTTGGCACCATTTCCAGACAGGAGGCCGGGGAGCGTATTCACCCCAATAGCGACATTCCCGCTAGAGGTCAGGTTTGCCAAGAGTGCCGAGCGGCCAATGGCAATATTCTCTTTGCCTGTTGACGTTCGCCCTCCCGCGCCGCTTCCAATAGAAATACTCGCTGGCTCAGGCACTCCCGAGGGTGCCTGAAACGTTGGTATCGCGGTAGCCGGAACGTTCGGGAAGGTCGGTGACGCGAGCAATTCTCGTAACCAGATTGAGTTTTCCAACGACGTGTTGGGCTGGTCCACGAGCGGAGGCGGCCCGATGAATACCGGGATTGCTCCAATCGCCCGGCACTTTGCCACCAACGCGGCGAGGTTGCGGATCGAGTTATCACGGTAGGTAAGCGCGCCGTGTGCCGAGTCATTTACGCCCGGTTCGTCAATGATGACGTATGCGGCGTTGCTCGGAACGTCTGCGTCGAACCGGGCGAGTACCTGATTGGAGGTATTGCCATTCACGCCCTTGTTCGTCACTGTGGCGCTCGGGTACTTGGCAACAACGGCCGCGGCAAGGGTGGACCCACCCGCGACATACCACGAATTACCAAGAAGGATGATCGGCCTCGTGCCGGGGTTCTGAATGACATCAGACCCATCCCCGCGCTTGGCGTTCATCATAAAGTAGCCAAGTGCCGCCCAGTCTTGCAGGTGTGCGGGGTCGCCCCAGAACGTATTTATGGCGCTCCCGTTCGCCAACTCGGTAACGATTGCGGGGGTTACGGTGAGGGCGTTGGTGCCACCGCCCGCCGTGATCTTGTATTGCTGCTGTGCCGCCGTCCCGCCTGCCACGCTGAGGATGCAGCCGTTCGGGTAGTTGGCTCCTGACGCAACATTGATGGTGCTGCTCCCGACCGTCGCGGTAGCGGTGAGAGTGGTGGGCGTGTTGAGTTGGCCGGTGACCCATACGCCCGTTACGAAGTCCCGGTAAATGTCGAGGTAGTGGACAGGTCCAACATAGGGTGCAAACGTGGTGGACTGTTGCGTTGCAAACTCGCTCGTCGGGTCGGCCGCGGTTGCCGCCATGAGCCCGTCCGAGGTGACCGGGATTTGCTGCACAAGGGCCAGGTGGTCTCCCGCCAGTGTCGCCGAGTCTGCGGATGCTGTGGCGCTCCCGGACGCAGCGGTCGCCGAATCGCTTGCGGCCGTGGCCGATGCTCCTGCGTTGGTTTCCGATCCGCTGGAGGCCGTGGCGCTACCTGACGCCGCCAATGCTTCGGCAGAGGCGGCCGTGGCCGAACCGGATGCCGCCCCGGCAGAAGCGAGTGCGTCCGATGCTTGGGTGGCGGCGATGGCCGCCTTGTCCGTCGCGGTCTGCGCGTCGATTGCGACGGAGGGGGGGGCGAACCGGTCGGGGAATTTGCCGTCTACGTCCAGTTGGGGGACGCGGCCTGTGGTGGTGGTCATGCGGAGGCTCCTAGGGTCAGGTTGAGAATGAGGCCATCGTCGGGGTCGACCATGAACGCTGGGTAGGTCATGAGGATCACGTCGGGGTCGCTCGGGTCGAGGGTCGCGGTCACGGTGCGCGCGGTCACTTCGGTGAGGAGCGTGGTCGCTTCAGAGAGCAGCTCTGTCACGCTCGACGGAACCTCGGGCAGGGGCTCCAGCGTGAGCGGGTCGATCGGGGCGAGGTCGGTGAAGTCGGCGGCCCCGGCGACCTGGACGAAGATGGAGCGGGCGTCCTGGATTGCGCCGGACTCCTCGATCTTCCAGAATCCGTCCGCCAGCTCTTTGGTCAGGGCGCCCTCGATAAGCGGGATGGTCTCGGTCGCTGTCGTGTAGACGGTTCCGTTGACGGCCTCGCGGAAGGCGGCGCTGATGGTGACGTATCCGCGCGACGGGTCGCCGGTCGCTTTGTCTTCGTAGCGGAATGTGATCAGGCCCATGACATTCCTTTGCTGTGTCGCGTGCTGGTGGGGGTGGCGTAGATGAAGTCGGAGGCGATGGCATCTTCGTCGTTGGCCATGCTGAGCCAGCTCTGAGAGAGCGCCATGAGGTCGCTGGCGCGCTGGCGGTTGTCGTTGACCTCGTCGTGCGTCTTGTTGAGCGCGCCCACGAGAGCGGCTCCTGCGGCCATCTGGCGGTATGCCAGACCGGTGGCGCGGGTGACGCTGCCGCGGCCGGCGAGCAGGAAGGCCTCAATGGTGTCGTCGCTGAAATATGCGAAGGAGGAGAGTCCGGCGATCGGCGCCTCAAGCCTGACGTACTCGGTGTCGCCGGTGTTGAGCCGGACCTGCCCGGTGGGGGTGGTCTTGTCTAGCGGCGCAATGCCAGGATTCTCAGATGCCATAGGTCTATTATCCCATAGCCTGAGTGTTTGCTGGACGCGGCCTGTGAGCCCGTGGACAAAAGAACGCCCCCGGAGAGCGATGTTCAGCTCGATCCGGGGGCGTCTCTGGGGCCTTAGTCGGGAGGACGACCGTGCCTAAGACAATGCTACCTCATTTAGCGCACTAAAAAACCGCCCCGGCTTGTGGCCGAGGCGGTTCTTTGTGGAGCGGTGCGGGTTAGGCGCCGGTTCCGTCAGACTTCACCACGTAGATGCTGTCCCACAACGCAGCCCCTACAGGGTAGCGGAAGCGGAAGTCGATCGAGTCAGCATCGAAGCTGCCCTCGAACGGTGAAACCGCGGCGCCACCGACGTAGGAACCCTGTGCGCCGTCAACGCGAAGCTCGGGAGCCTCGTGTCCACGAAGACGCAGAAGCTCCAGCACGGGGCGACGAGTCGTTCCCGGCTTGGGGATGAGGTACCACTCGGTCCCGCTGAGGCGATCCGACTCGATCGTGGTCACGCCGGCGATCGCGCCCTGGTCGTAGGGGGCGTAGGTGGTGACGCCGTCAACGACCGAGATGACCGGGCGGTTGATCTTGTAGTCGATGAAGTCCTTCATGCCCACGGCCACGATGACGTTGTATCCGCTGGCGCGGCCAATCATGCGGTCGTTGACGGTGCGAGTGGACTCCTCGCGGATTGCCTGGTGAATGGCGGTCGGGCTCACTGCGGCGTTGACCGGGATGACCGTGTCGTCCGGGAGGATGCCACCCTGGAGGATGCGCTCAGCGCCGGTGCCGTCGATCAGTGCGTCATACACTTCGGCAACCTCGGTGTCGAGGGAGACGGCGAGCATCTCGGACGGCAGCGAGTCGAAGAAGCCGATGGTGTCGTTGACCTGAGCTTCCCAGGTGTAGGCGAACCGGAAACCGTGCTTGGCCATCGAGGCGTAAGCCGATTCCTGACCCTTGACGGTGACGTGCGGGTACGGCGTGTTCTCGGGAACCTTGGCCGCGGCGCCATTGGCTCCGATGCCATTGCCCTTGAGGTCTCCGAAAAGACCCTGGAGCACGACGGGGCGGAAGTCGGGCACGGTGCGAACCGATGCAACCGGCGACCATGCGCGCTCGGCCTTGTCGAACTGGGGGATGAAGTTCAGCGACGTGAGGTACGCCGTGTTGAACATCGCGTCCGAGGAGGTGACGGTCTCGCGGAAGATCGCGTCAGAGACGCGGTCGCCGGACATGGCCTTCTCCATGAGGCCCTTGGCGGCAAGCACCTTGGCCTTGGAAATGCCGGCATAAGGCGTCAGGCGGCCATCGAGGGTGAACTTGTTTTCGTACACGCGCTCAACCATTAGGCGAACACTCCGATCTTGATGGGAAGGACGCCCGCTACGCGGATGTAGCCCTTGGGGTAGTTGACCTTGCCGAATACGGGGGAGAGGGTGGGGTCGACGTTCTCGGTGAGAGTGACGCCGTCCACGTCGTCAAAGTAGACGAGCGTGTTGGCCGGGGTCGTGGTGAGTCCGCCGAGAGTGTCAAGCTCCCAAGTGCCGTCTGTGGCGATGGATGCTTCTCCAGCGTCCAGTCCGACGCCGCCCTGCGGGATGCCGCTGATCGTGTACGGACCAACCGACTCGCTGGTGACGTAGTCGCCGGTGCCGGTGAGCGTCACGCCGGCCTGGCCGGAAATGCTCAGGACGGCAACGCCGGGAGCGGTGAGTGCGCCGAGATCCCAGAACTCGTTGAGAGCGTCAGTGTTGCGGAATACGAGGTTGTCGGCCATTAGCTGAGTCCGTTCACGGTGAAGTCGTCCTTGGAGTTGTCGGCGCCTTCGACAACGCGGCCAGCGGGTGTGGCGTCGGCCTTGGCCTCGGCGAGATACTCGTCCCGGAGGGCGGTCTCGGCCAGGATGGCGTCTTCGACGGCCGTGCCGCCGGTAACGCTCTCCAGTACGCGCTTGCGACCATTCTCCGAAAGCTTCGCCGTAGCGAGCTTGTCTGCAACCGCAAGAGCTTCGACCCGAACGGTCTTGGCGTCGGTAGCCGACTCGGAGAGAGTGATCACGGAATCGACCTTGGCCTCAAGTGCGACGAACTTGGCGTCAACGCTTGCGGTGAAGGCTGTAAAGAGATCCTTGATCTCGTCCATGTGCTTTCCCTTTTTTTCTGCTTCGGATACTGCGGTTGCAGAACCGTTGAATGTGGGGTCGGGGTTTCCCTCGACAGTGCGGTAACTCTCCGTCGCGCGCTCAAAGCGGCCACCGCGGCCGGCGGCAACGACGATGTCAACCGAGCGGTACGGGTCGGCGCCGTCAAACGATTCCACCATGTACTCGCCCTCAACGACCTTGCCGGTGCCGGCAATGTAGATGGAGAGGCCGAGTGCATCGGCGTATTCCTCGATGAAGGCGGCGCGCTGGGGGTTGGAGGAGTTGGGCTTGTACTCGCCGTAGAGGCCGTAGACGCCGTCAACTTCTTTGCCCTCAACGGCTCCGACCAGACGGCCGGCGATGTCTTCTGCCGGGCGAAGGTGAGGCTTCTCGGGGTCGAGCGGGTGATTCATGAAGGAGAGGGCTGCCGTGAAGGCGTCGATGTTCTCTTCCAGCATGGCGCGCGTGTAGGTTCCGCTGGAGCCTTTTCCTTCGCTGATGATGCGAACGGGGTAAGTCGTCGCACCTTCGGCTGGCTTGGAGATGGTGCCGGCCTCGTTGAGAATGCGCCGTGTAGTCATACGTCAATGTTACACGAAACTGGGAGGCTCCCGAGTGTTTGCTGGGAGCCTCCTGAATCGTGCAGTGCGCTATTTGGTCAGAGTGTCGGTTCGCATGTCGTTCGCGTCAACTCCTGGACCGACGCCGGCGCCCGAGCCTTGCGTGCTCGCCATGTCGCCGCCATTGGCCGCGTTCTTGTCCGCGAGCTTGCTGGCCGACGCGGCTGCCTTCGCGGCGCTGGCGTCGGCGACCTTCGCCTCATCTTCCAGCGTCTTGGTGTTGTTGGGCAGCATGACACCGTCCGGCACGGCGATGTTCGTCGTGTCGTTGCCTTTGAGTGCCTCGAACTCGCGCTTGGCCTCGATGGCCTCGTAGAGCCCGGTACCGAACTCCAGCGCCACACCCTGCTGCGCGCGGTACAGGTCGACGGGGTCGATGATGGCGCGGAAGAATACGTCGGCGTCGCCGGCGCCCATCCAGAGCAGCACGCGGCGATCGAAGTCAACATGCTCGTCACGCCGCGCTTCCATCGCCAGGCGGGTGGGCAGGTCCAGGGTGGAGGCCGAGGTGGTGCCGGCGCCGGCCGAGCCAGGGTCGGAGGTGAGGCTGATCGCGGACACGTCCAAGCTGGCGGCGATGATGGCCACAACCGAGCGGAGCCCGTCAAAGTCGTAGGCCTTGCCGGCACTGGAGAGCGGGACGAGGTCGTTGGATGAGCCGAGGTTCGCGGTGGAGCCGGCCGGCGCGGAACCGCCAAGCTGCATGCTGTCGGTCGTCCCGGACGGCTTGGCCTTGCGGCTGGCCTTGAACGCGAACGTGGCCAGCGCGTGCGTCATGGTCACCCCGTCCATCGTGAGGTCGCGGGCAATGCGGCTCCACACCAGCGCGGCGAGGGCGTCCGGGCTGCCGTAGGCGAACCCGTCGACACTGTTGGCGACCTGATCGAAGATGGTGTGCGTCTGACTGACATCCTCGGGCTCGCGTCCGCCGGCAAACTTGACGGTCTTGGTGCGGTGCTCCATGAAGGTGTCGGTGAAGTACCAGACGTGCTTCATTGTCGGGGTCGCGCCGTCCGGCTTGTAGCTCCAGGACCGGCGGTACGCCCACACGTCTTCATCGAAGTCGGGGTCGCGGAGGTCCGCGGTGATCTCGGCCAGCGGGATGGAGTGCAGCTTCTTGGTCTTGTCGTTGCCGATGTAGAAGGCGATCGAGTCAGAGTAGAGGCAGCCTTCACGGCGGGCACGGGCGGACTGGCCGAAAAAGTTCCGCTGGTTCATGGGCTGGTCGATGAGCTTCTGCACGTTGACGCCGCGGCCCTGAGCGGCGCCCTTGATGCCGGCGTACTTGATCCCGCCCTGCCAGATGTAGGAGCGACGGAGGGAGAGGCCGCGCTTGATGTGCGGGTTGCCGACCTGGGCGTTGCGGATCTGGCCGGACCAGTCTTTCAGCTCGGCCAGCGACATGCCGTTTTCTTCGGCCGACGTGAACTGCTTGAGCCACCCCATGTCTTCGCGCGCAAACATCGCCGTGACCTGATCGAGGCCTTCCTGCAAGGTGGTGTTCTGGTCGACAAGATCGGAGACCGTCTCGCGGAGGATGTGGGCTTCGGCGTTTTTCTGCGCTTCGCCGAGTTGCAATGTTTTAGAGGCCATTCAGCTAGTTTACAGGCTTATTTCAGCCTTTTCCCAGCTTTACATGGGATAGCCGGGTCCACCCCGCTCCGAATCCATAACATCCCAGGGGTCCATGTTCACATGATCGCCCTTGTTGAGGTGCCCGTTCGGGTCATTGACCAGCGGGCTCGTGTCCAGGGCCGCGTTGATCACGGCGTCCAGCCGGTCAGGGGAGCCGCCGAGCGCACCCTTCATGTCGTACTTGCTGGTGATCTGCACAGCCCGGCGCTTGTCGAAGTCGTAGGTGATGATGAGCAGTTCGTCGCTCAGGTGGGTGTCGTCCGGGTCCAGGTCGATGAGGCCTTCGTGCATGAGGGATTTCAGGTTGTCGTGGTTTTGCGCGCGTGCGTTGTGCCACTTGTTGCGGTCGGCAGACATTTCGGAGCCGACGCTGCGGACGACGACGTAGCACTTGTTGTTGAATTCATCCAAGCGGTACAGCATGGTGGCGACACCACCACCGAGCCCGGCCGCGTCCACGCGCACTTCCGTGGCGCCCAGATACGTCGCTATCGCATGGATGCGCCGGGCGCTGGTCACCTCATCTTCTTTCGCCCACACGCCGGTGGTCTTGCGCTCGTTGCCGCCGTCGTCGTACTTGATCGACTTGTCGAACAGCCGGATGTGGCCGCCGCGGTTCACATACACGACCGACTCATCCTCACCCATCGCCGCGAGGTCGACGCCGATGACGGTGGACGTGCCGGCGATGTCGATGTTGGTCTCATGGCTGAGGGTCACGTCATCTTCGGGGAAGAAGGAGTTGTCCGTCTCGCCAGGGAACTCGCCGAGCACCTTGGCCAGGAAGCGCGCGTCAGGCTTGCCGGTGGAGGAGCGCCACGCGCGCTCTTTGTGCTCGATCCAGCGCCGGGACGTGAGCCCTTTCATCATGGCTTCTTGCTTCTGGCTGTCGTTCGGGTAGACGATTTCGCCGGTCATTGTCGGCAGGTCGTAGGCGCTGATCGTGAACAGGTTCCACTCGTCGGCCTGGCGCGAGTCGGTGAACAAGCGGTGGAAGGGGGTGGCGCGGCGGTCAGGGTTTCCGATGCCGGCAAACCGGGACTCGTCACCGGTGAGCACGGCCTCGGCTGCGGTGAACAGGTCTTCGGGCAGCCCGCCCATTTCATCGAAGCCGACAAACGTGCGGCGCTTTCGTGTCCCCTGGAAGCTGGAGACAATGTCTTGGTCGGCGGGGCGCTTGCCGAATGCGACCGTGCCTTTACCGGACCCGTCCGGCTTGTCGTAATTCCATTCCAGCTTCTCGGAGATCCAGCCGAGCGGCGCCGGCCCTTTCCCGAGCTTGTGCTGGGAGGCCATGTAGCCCCAGTTGTCTTTCAGCATCTTGTAGACGACGCGCTCGATCTGGTCGCGGCCGTTGGCGGACGTGATAGCCAGCGCCTCGTCGGCGGGGAACGCGGACACCCACCACGTCTGAATGTCGGAGAGAATGAACGACTTGCCGGCACCGTTGGAGCTTTTCACGGCGGTGCGGATTTTGCCGTTGGTCGGGGTGGTGATCGCCGTGGCGATCTCGTTCATCTTCGAGTAGTAGCGCCGCCCGAGCACGTCGGATGACCACGCGAGGAAGTCCGTCCGGTACAGGCGGTTGCGGGAGCGGTCGGAAATCTCGGCCATCGCCGTATCGAATACGGCACTATCGAGCATTATTCGTCTATCGCTTCGTGCTTGGCAATTTCGGCCTGCGCGTTACGCAGCGCCTCCTGCACGAGGGCATCCCACTGGTCGGCGTCGATCTCTTTGCGCAGGGCGCCTTTCATGAACGTGAGCGCCAGGTCAACAACCTGGCCCATGATGCGGCCCTGGTTGTTGTAGAGCTTGTTCAGGTCGGCGTCTTTGGCGGTCTCGCGCTTGTCGAGTCGGCCGCCGATCTCTTTGAGCAGTTTCAGGCGCGCCGAAAAGTTGTCGTTGTCCATGAAGCGGCCTTCCAGCGTGAGCAGGATGCGCTTCATCTTGTAGCTGATCAGCGCGTCTTCTTGGGCCGCGGTGAGCCAGTTCTTCGACTTGAGGAGGGTCTGGGTGTGGGCAGCGACCTTGGCCGGCGAGATGACACCGCCGAGCGCGCGACTGATTTCTTCGGGGCTGTGATTGTCGGCGAGCTGGAGGATCTTGTCGTCAATCTTGTTGGCGGGCCGGGGTGCGATGTCCATAGCGTTCAGCTTATCATCAGCAAACTCACAGGAAGATGGGCAGCAAAAAACCCCACGTCCGGGGGGAGACGTGGGGCTTTCGGCCAACTCTACAGGCTACTTGGCCACTTCGGGAATCGCGGCGCCAATGACGGTGTAACCCGAGCCGTAGTCAAGCTCCTCGTCCTCGCCTTCGGGCGTCGGCCGCGGTGCCGGCGGCTCATCCAGGAACGCCGGCTTTTCGATCGCCCACGCAATGAGCGTGTTCTGAAGCAGCTCAAGATCCTGCCGGCGACCGTGCGGCGCCATCCCGCCCAGCGTGAACAGGTCGCGCGGAGCCTCCTTCATCCAGATGCTCTCCTCGTAGACCGGCCCGGCCATGTGCGGCGCCAGGCGGGCCAGAAACTCGGTGGCCAGCGTGTCATTGAAAGCGTGCTTGTGGACAAGCTCGTAGTACGTTCCGGCGAGCACGCGCAGCATGAGGATGGACCCGAGCAGGCTGGTTTTACGCAGCGTGTCCGGCGGGAGCTGTCCGAGAGTGAGAGCCTCGAACTGCGGGAAAGCCTTCTGCGTCACGGTCAGGAACTTCTTGGCCGCGTCGGCCATGTCGCGCTCCTTGAACTCATCCTCGTTGCGCCGGCTGATCCGACCGTTGAGCCCCACCTTGAGGATGCGGATGATTTCAACGAGGTGCTTGGCGCCCATCATGTAGGGCGAGCCGCGGCCGATGCGGTCGCCTTCCGGGTCCACCCGGCCGGTGAGGAGCGGGTGGCCGAGCGTGAGGCCGTAGGCACGGTTGACGACCTTGCGGTTGTCGAAGCGCGTCTTGACGCTCGCCGTGATGCCCAGCGCGTTGTCGGCGATGTCAAAAAACATCTGCTTGTAGGCGGTCATGTCTTCTTCGACAAAGATCTGCACCGTAATTCGCTCGTCGGAGAGGCGCTTGCGCTGCTTCTCTAGCTCACTAATTCGGCCCCGAGCGAGAGCGACAGCCTTGCCGGTGGGCTCGACGCGGCGCGCGCTGGCCAGGTCGGAGCGAGCTTTGTCCAGGTCACCGGCGATCCCTTTCAGCGCGAGGTGGATGCCGAGGATGCGGTGCTGGCCGTCCAGGATGTGTAGGTCCATGAGGGAGAGGCGCGGGAAGCTGACATAGCCGAACTCGGCCCCGTTCACTTCCGCGATCGTGTCGAAGTGGAAGATGGCCGGGGCGCGCAGGATCATGGCCGGCGCGATCCACTGACTGTGCTCGCGGATGTACTTGCCGAAGCCGATGGCGTGGGCCGGCCGGATGGCGCGGTTGCCGGGGGAGGGGGTGAGCGGGTCAGGCTCGGAAATGAGCGCGGCGATCTCCACCGGCGACAGGTCCAGGCCGTAGACAACACGGCCGCCCTGCTTGTACTTGGAGGCGTAGAACCGCAGGTCGGTGTCGTAGCCGCTAATGATCGGCGCCGCGGTGGGCGTGGCGTCGATGGTGGGCAGGGCGCTCTCGGTCGGGGTAGCTGGGGCCTTCTTCGTTGCGGTTGCCACGATGTCCTCCTTCATTTTATGGGCTAAAGAGACACCTAATGAGTGGCTCGTTTACAAAGAATATTGATATTGGACTGTTACCGCAAGTGCCCATAAGTGGGGGCACGGATGGACGTGTCTAACCTACGATTGGTATACACAGCGTTCTGCTGTTTCACAGCTAGGAGGAGATAATGTACTCGTTTCAAGAAGTCGATGGGGGGCGTACGTTCTCCATCGACGCCAATAACGTCATGTGCCCCAATTCAGTTTTCATGCTGGGGCCACATGGGGATTGGTATGAGTTCGACCGGGCAGATTTCATGAACGGCCTGAAAGAATGCTATGGACTCATCGAAGATCCAGTGTTCGAGCGAGGCGAGCTAGTCCCCGCCTGACCCCCTGCGCACAAAAGCCCCCTCCGTGAATCGGAGGGGGCTTTGTTCATGCTATCCGGCGGTGATCAGCACGTAGGTGACCGCGCAGCCTGAGAAGAAGTACGCCACCCGTGGGATGGCCCAGCGCCACACTAGGTCACCACCTGGAGCCGGCTGATCTGCACGACGGTGCGCAATGTGCTGATCATGATGAGGGCGCTGTCCTCGTAGCAACGCAGCACGGTGCAGGCCACCTTGCCGTCCACGACGGCCTGGGCGCCCGGTGTGATGAATTCCGCGTTGGGGCCGGCGACCAATGACATCTCAGGATCTCGACGCTCCAGAATCGCTCCTACGGCCGCCTCGATGGTGACGGTCATGGTGCCACCCGTCCAGCCTTCACGAAGGCGGCGTGCGTGACCGGCATCTTCTCGGCGAACGCTTCTTCCATCTGACGCGCCACCTGCTCGATCTCCCACTGAGGAAAGCTCGGGTACGTCGAATCCGAGTCGATCACGCGCAGACTGAGAACGTTCATCAGCGAGCGCGCGTTGATCGTCATGTGAACGGTCGAGTAGATGTTCACCGGCAGGACCATGCGGGCGACCTCGCGGGCGATGCCGTTGACGAGCATCCTGTCGTATTCCGCGTAGGCGGCGAGCGATGTTGTGCGAATGGCAAAGTTGGCACGAATGACTTGCTCTGCACTGCCGGCCTCGAAGTGGTACGCGCCCACCTTGCCCGTCTGCACGAGTTTGCGGTCGGCATCCGGTACGTAGAACGCCGGCTCAAGCTGGCGGTAGCGCGCGCTCTCCTCGGAGTAGCTGGCGATGCGGTGGCGCATTAGTTCGCGCATGACGAAAATGGGGCAGTGAATCTCAAAGGAGAAGACGCAGTGCTCAAACGGCAGCCCGTGGCGGTCACGCATGAGCATCCCGATGAGGCCGGCATCTTTGGCCTTGGGCGGCACGAGGGCGCCGTTGGTGCTGACACGGGCGCGGCGGGCCACGATGGCGTCCGACGCCATGTGCTCCAGCAAGTCGACGTTTAGCGCGCTAATGAACGTGGGTTGCTTCATTTGGTCACCGCCCGCGTGGCGGTACCGGCGGCCACACCTAGGGCAACTGCGCCGCCCAGGAGCATCCAGTATTCGTCTGTCGAGGCGTCCGACATGAACCCGAGCCCGTTGGCCAGGAGCGCGATGCCGGCATAGACCATAAGCCCGACGATCATGCGGCAGCCTCGGTTTCTGCGGCGGCGTCACGCGCGGCCATAGCGTGCGTGCGGTCGATGGCGGCTTGATATTCGGGAGTGCCGAGCACCAAGACGGTGCCGAGTTTAGGTTCGTAGCTCATTTGTTGAGGCCTTTCAGGTGGGTGATGCGATCGTTGATGTAGTAGGCGGCTTTTTCGAGATCCTGGATCTCTTTCGCCCGCACGGACAGGCCAGCGTCAGGCTTGAGGCCACAGCGCCACAGGTATTTCATGGCGGCGCCCGTGTCGAGGTCGTGGTGACGGATGATGTCGATGCATTCCACGCCAGATGGATGGACGTTGTAGTGCTCGGCCTTGTTGACCACGTCGAACTGGACCAGCTTTACGGCGAGGGCGGCGCCGGCCGAATCGGCAGCCAGGCCAAGCGTGCTGCCAAGGCCGGCCACCATCTTGAGGTCGTCCGCGTCAACGGCGGGGCGCAAAGGGTGGTGCTGAAGCTTGGACTGGTGCAGGTTCTCACGCTCGCCCTTGTACCACTTCACCTGCACGGTGCCCAGATAGACGCTGATTACCGAACCGATCTCCAAAAATTCATTGGGGCTCGCTGCCCCGGTGCGGATTACGACATCGTCTGTCTTGAAAGTGCTCTGGGTGATCATGCGTCGTGTCCGTTCGATCGTTGACTGTCGGCGTCCATCTTGTCCATTGAGGCCAAGGCGATTTCTAGCTGGCGGTCCCGAGCGGCACGGCCGCCCTGACCTTCCCGCGTGGCGCGCGCGCACCGGTTGCATTCGCCCCTGGCTCCCCACTGCATCGTGCCGGGGGCGTCGGCAGCCTTGACGCCGGCGGGCCGTATGGGCCGGTCGCAGGTGCGGCAGAAGCGAATGCCGATCGGGCTGGCGCCGGGGTCCGCGGGCTCGCGTCCAGCGCGGCGGTACGGGAGTAAAAGCTGAATCGTGTCGTGGAGGGCCTGGCCGATACCTTCCGCGTCAGGGTCGGTGCTGTCCTCCATGCTGGCCAGGGCGGCAGTAGCGTGGCCGAGGACCGCGCGCGCTCTGGTGAGTTCGGGGGAGGTGCGCTTGCCGACGATCATGCGGCCAGCTCCGCGTGGTTCCATTTACGGTAAACCTGAAGATCTCTCGCGTATGCGCTGGCGCGGCGGCCGGTCTGCCCGGAACGGATGATGAACACGTAGCCCTGAATGGCTTCCACCATCCAGTGAACTTTGCCGTGGCAGTACAGGACGTAATCGCCAACCTCGACTTGGTCTACCACAGGAGCCCATCGAAGGCGGGCGTGCGGGGCGGCATGAGGGTGGGCGGCAGCGACCGGTTGGTGATGCGGCCTCCGTCCGGCACGGTGACGTTGAGCAGGTTGAACCCGGCGCCGCGGATCATGCGAATCCAGGTGCCTTCCGCGTCGGACAGGTCGCCATCGGTGGCTGCGTCCGGGAGCGTTTCGAGCGTGACCGAGACGATGTTGTCGGTGCCGTGAGTGCGAATCCAGGCGGCGACGGGGGCGTGTGAACCGCTCGCCGCCGCCTGAAAGTGTCCGCGCCGGCGGGTGTCAGTGCCCATTGCGGTCTTGCCGACATACTGAATGTGCTTCTCTGGGTGACAGAGGCAAGCGAGCGCATAAATTGTGCTCTGAATCATGTTGAACCCCTCCTCCAAGGTTGTTCGGGGTGAACCTCACCCCCGTCACTACAGATTAGCGCACTAAATGCGTGCGGGCTACCACTATTCTTCGCGCAACCAGCGAGGAACCCCTGCCGGCGCGAAATTCAGGGCATTTTCGTCCCACAATTCGTCCGCCGCAGCATCTTCCAGCGCCTCACGCTCGCCGTGACCGAGCAGAGCAAACGGGAACGGACGGTCAAGGCGCCCGTAAATGCTCTCCGCGCGAGTCTGGATCGCATCATGGTCAAGCATTTTCGCCTTCGTGGTGCTGATTGGCTTGCTCATGCTCATTTTCTCCAAACTGACGGTGCGTGATTGGCCTCGACGGCGGCCTTGGTCTCCAGGTCCGGGTAGAGCCGGACAATGTGCTGGCACGGCGGCTCGCCCAGATCCCAGGACTCGTCATCTTCGGCCTCACTGGTCGGCGTGCCGTCGTGCGTCGCGCACACTGCCGGCCCGGTCCAACCCTGTTCCTTGCCGAAGGCGATCCACTCCTCGAAGCTCATTCGTCAATATCCTGCCAGTTAGAGGCGGTGTGCTGTAGCTGGCCGGTTGCCGTGCGGCCCGCGGTCCTGCCGTAACCGCTCCATCCAACCCAGAGATTGATCTCACGAGTCCGGGCGCCCTTCGCCGCCCCCCTCGTGGCAAAAGGGCCAAGCGTGATGGCGGAAGCCGGCGTGCCGTCCTCGTTGAGGCGTTCCATGACGACCCGGAACGCCTCGGTAGCGCCTGACGCCATCTCGCGGCTCACTGGAGCGCCTTCCGGGCGGCCTTGGCAGTCGCGCGCTCGTTCATGCGGCGCAACTTGCGCGCCTCGGTGCCGCTGGTCGGGTCAGACACCTTGCGCTCCCTGCCGTCCTCGTAGCGTTCGCGCAAACGTTCCATCGCCGCAGTGGCCTCGGTCGCGCTGAGCCCGGCGCGCATCATGGCCGCCTCTGCCCGCTCGACAGCCTCGGCGATCGTCTCAGTGACCTCTTCGTTGCCGTTCATTCTGAAACCTCCCTCACATCCAGGCTGCCGTCAGCCTGGCGGACAATGCGAAAATACTTGCCGGCGGCGTCCTCGGTGTACCGGCCGATAGCGACCCGCCCGCGCTCGTCGGCCCGGACAATTCCTTCGGGCATCATGCGCCACTTCCAAAGCGGGCGATGATGTCGGCGACGTTGTGACTGGCGGCGTATGGAACCGCGAGGTGGGCGTAGAGCGATGCCTCGCGGCTGTCCGTGCGGCCGGCGTCGCTCTCAAACCAGAGCTTCGTCTTGTCGGCGGGTGCCGGGCATTCGAGCATGTCCACGATTGCGGCCTGAACCCGCGAAGGAGAAGGGCGGGACGACAGCGCGAAGCCGACCGTCTTTTTGCCGCCGGCAGGGTGGTGGGTGTGGACGCTGTCGATCATCTTCCGCAGGTCGTCAATGTGGATGAGCCCGTTGCCGAGGTTTTTCAGCGTGGCGGCTTCGGCAATCCGAGCCTTCTCTTTCAGGGCGGCGTCCACGGCCTTGTCGCGGGTGATCGCATCCTGGCGGATCGTTATGGCGTGATCGAGGGCCTTTGCCTCCCAATACTCGGCGGCGGCCTGCTGCTCGGTCTCGCGCTGGTCTCTCTCGATAAGCCCCGAGAGCAGGGACTCGTTGATGCTGACCATGTTGTCCACTTCGGCCTTCAGGGCGGCGATGGTGTCGTTCTTGTTCATCGTGTGGGGCTCACTCTCTTGGGGGTGTCAATGTTGGTGGTCACGCCTGGTCCTTCGCTTTCCAGTAGTCGGCGATGATGCCGGGGATGTGCCCGCCCAACTCGTCGGTCTCCAGAGAATCGAGGATGTCGCCGAGCACCAGTTCGGCCGGGTGCGGGCCACCTCGCGGCGCGAGCAGCTTCTGCTCGGTGAGCAACTCGATCTGGTACGCGGCCTGGGCGGCCTCACGGGCGCGCTGCAACAGGATCTCCCGCAGGGAGTCGCGCTCGTCGGCGTGCAGCTTGAGCGCGTCGAATTCCTTGAGGACTTCGCCGGTGTCATTGTTGCCCCGGCCGTTGAACTGGCCGTCCCGCTGAATCCGGGCGAGCAGTTCGACTACGTTCTCGCGGGTCATCATGCGCGCTTCTCGTCGCTGTCGGCCTCAATGGTGCCCTCGAAGGAGAAGGCGGCTTCGAACAAGTCCATGTTGCTCGGGTACTCCCACGAGATCACGAGGCGGGGCTCGTCCGCGACCAGGGCGCCGATGGTGGCGCTCACGTCGGCGTTGCTGTCGGTGGCGGCCAGGCCGAGGCGCCCGATCGTTTCGAGCAGCACGCTCGGGTCGACCTCGTTGAGCCATTCGGTCGCGGTCGACCCTGCGGCGCTCACTGCTTGCCTACGGACAGGTCGAAGTTGGGGATGACGTTCTCAGGCTTGAGGACTACGCGGTGGTGGTACACGCTGGCGTCGACCGTCTTGGTCTGGTGCGCGAACCAGGTCACGTTGTCGCTGAGGCCCAGGTAGTCTTTCGCGTACTCGTTGGGGCCGATCTTGCAGGTGACCTCCAGTTCAGGCCCGGTTGGCTGGACGGAGCAGCGGCCGATGATTTCGGCAACGTAGGTGTCGGTGATGCCGTTGTAGAAGACGATCTGGCGCTCCACCTCGAAGTTGTCGGCGGCCTTGCTCAGGTTGTGGGACACCATTGCGGCGTCGCTGGTGCAGCCGGACAGGAGGGCCGTGGCGGCGATGGCGCCGGCGATGATCGCTGTCTTGCGGCGGCTCATTTGCTGGCCTCGCGGGCGATGGCGGCGTTGGCCCAGAAGACGACTTCTTCCAGCTTGGTGATGGCGAGCGAGCGTTCGCGGCCGGCCGGGGCGAGGCGGGCGATCTTTTCAGCGAACTCGAATGCTTCGGAGCGGATGGTCGTGTACTTGGTGGGCTGGCCGGCCTGGACGGGGTGGAACGTGAAACGGTTGATCAGGTCTTGGTGAAAAGCTGCTGCGGGTGTTTGGTCGTTGTCCAAAATGTCCTCCATGTGTTGAGGGGGCTCCATCCGCCCCCGTTGATACGAGCTTAGCGCATTATGGGCAGAAACCCATGCACATTTCAGGAATTTAGCGCACTAATTATGAGCGAACCGTCTGCTTGACGGGTGATTCGGTAATATGCGCCAGCCGCACCTGAAAGCTCCTGGCCCAAGGAGACCCGTCCGCGAGAGTCGGCCTTTACAACGTCATGCTCGGCGATCTGGGGCCGCGGTGGACGCTCGGGGGCTCGTGCCTTTCGGCGCCGTTGTCTCGGGCCAGGCTGCGGGCCGATCATCACAGGGAGCGGTCGGCCGACGTAGTTTTCCGCCAGGACCAGCCATGCCTGTTGGCTTGTAGGGAGACCGCGCTCCACTCGGCCCAGTCGGGCATTGCACCCCTGACACAGCGCGCCACGAGCGCACTGGCCGCAAGAGAATGGAGAGTCGCAGCACGAGTGGTCGTGGTCGATCTTGAGCCTGGAGGTGGGCGTGTGGCATATCTCGCAAACGCCGGCATCCCGCCGGGTCGTGAGCCATTCGTCGGTGACGTTGTAGCGGTACTTCAGATGCGGGATGTTCACGGCGCGGTCGCAACTCGTTCGAGGATGATCTTTTCGCCGTCGACCGTTACGGAGTAGTAGTCCCACATTTCCACGTCGAATTTTCCAAGCGCCAGGCGTCCGCGTGAGTCGGCTTTGACGTGGCCAGTGATGAGTTTGTTCGTTGTCGTTGTCATGTTACGAGTGTACCAACTGTTACAGACGAAACCCACTCTTATTCGGGACGAATTCGAGAAAAATCTGGGACCACGGGCTCCAGGAGGTCCATAAATGGGCAATAAGGGCCAAAAACCCCAGATCAGGTGGGAAATTTATACGGGTGGCGGACAGCGCGGAGCTTACCTCACTTCCACGTTCTAACGAGTTGTTTCGCTGTCTGGCGCATGTTTGCCCAGTCCCCCTAAAACTCGTCCAAATTAGCGCGCTATGCCTTTTGAGCCGTATAAACCGTATCTTTTGACTCGCCTAATCGAACGGTAAATGTTGTAGGTGTGTATACTTGAAACTGTAGCAAGGGGGGCCCGGGAGGGCCACCTGCACCACCTCGCGAGTGTCAGGCGCGGGCATGGGCGCTACCGTCCGCGTACGATTCGCGAGGGCCCCCGATAAGGTCGGGGGCCACGCGCCTAAGGGATATGAAACCTTAGGCGAACACATTACACACCAACGTAGAGCGCATGCGCATAGGGTCACATATGGCCACACATACCCCAAGGGGTCGCACGCGCTAGGGTGTCTAACTATCAAGCGTTAGGCACTCACGAAACATTCACCATATCCAATAACACACTATTTTAGATAGGTTGCACTCATGCGCTATGACCACGGCACGCACGAACACTACTCATTCGACAACAACAACACTTGCGCTGTCTGTGGCGTGACGTTCGGAACGGTTAGCACTCACGAATTTAGCTCACACTCTAATCGCCCGTGGGAATGCCGTATGTGTCACGTCAACCGCACCGAACACAGCACACCGGCCATTGTTGCCCCGGTAGAATCTGCCCCTATCAAATTGCGCTGGCAAGGTCCGATCAATGCGCCCGCTGTACTGGTGCCCCGTATGCGCCCGTATGAGGTAATCAAGGCCGTAGATTATGACGACTTTTGCCTTGACTCCCACGGTGGCTATGGCGCATGCGTGCGCGTGACTGGCCACACTGGAGCACATCGAGACCAGCTAGGTTTTGGCTGGACGCGCCCGCTAGCCTCACGCATGGCCCCGGTACAGGTTGCCCCGGTCTATACTCTCGCATGGGAGAATGGCCTGTCTATGGCTGCCCGCGTGCCCATGTCGGGCCGCTCTGAATCGTTCGCCACGATTGATCGGCTCATGCGTAACGCGGATTACCCTGAATCAATCGCCGTAGTGCTCTACTGTGACGGCGTGCCGTACTGGTCGCAGCATGGCACGCGTGTAATCAACGTCAACTAATACCGCACTAACCGGGCGCGCCTAATCGGGCGCGCCCTAGTACCCCTAAATAGAATGGTTGCAATCATGTCCTATCTCTACGTGTCCAAGTCCAATGAAACCCTTATAACGATTGAGGGTCTCCCAGAATTCGACTCTACCGAATACCGCGTATTGTGTGACGGTGGACAGGTGGGACCGCTCTACAGTTCCACCCGCGACGCCATGACTGGAACACTGGCACTCATTCCCACGGCATGCCCCGTGCGCGATAACCCCGCATGCGCGCTCGATTACTTCCAGTCGGAAGATTGGGCGTACGCCCTAGGGAATGAGTACGGGCGTAACCAATTGGCCGCGGGTTGCGACTTGGAAGAATACCCCCTAAGCGGTGAATGGACCGGCGGCATGAGTCCGCGCGACGTATTCGCAGAGGTCGTAGGGCGCGCGCCCGATATGGACACTGAATACGATGACGTGTCCCAGTTCGCCGATAATTGGGACGATGGATACCGCGCGGCATAACCCCTAAGCGACACCAGGGCGCGCCTAATCGGGCGCGCCCCCAATAGCTACACAACATAGAACGGTTGCACTCATGACAATCACAATCAAAACGAATAACCACGTACGCGAACTAATCGCCTACGCCGATTTGAGCCCCGCAATCGCGGCCGAATTCGACTATCTGGCAGACGATACCGAAGATCACTACACGCCCCGTTTTTTTGCATACCGGGGCGCATGGCACGACACACACGAATTCGAGCGCAACACTAACGCCATGTTCGATGGTTGGCACGCGGTACAGACTGAGAGCTATTTTTCTGCCGTACTTATCCGGTACCCCGACACTGTGGACGGCGTGCATACCGACTGGGATTCTGTCGTCGTCGCCTACAGTCATTGGTGATTGTAAACAAGCCATAGCGGGATTCTGGGAACGAAGGAACGGGGCGCGCGTGAACGTGTGTGTGGGTGGCCCCCTAGCCCCCTAAACCCCTAATTCCTCCCAGTCACCCCCTAACCCCAAACCGCTCTAAAAGCCTGTCAGAATCGCTTACAGGCCTAGTCCCACCTATCTCTAAGGAATGAAACCATGTCGTTTACACCTGAAATTCACAAGTCGCACGCCGTTATCTTGCGCGACGGTCTGCCCGTAGCGGTTATCGGGTCCGGTGATTATGACACACTCCAGTGGTTCCACAGGAACACTTCACAGTCGATGGATTGGGCCATGAAATACGACGGCTACACAATCGAGTCACGCGCTGCAATGGTCCGCGGGTGGATGAGCTTTCACACTATGGCCACGCGCCACGGTTACGGCGTAGCGGGTTCACTTGCACGCCTAGCGGTCGAGATCCAAACTCTCGTCTCTGTCTATGAAAGCAACGCGGACGCCGCGCCGGGGCAATGGCGCGACTATGTCGCAGAGCCGCACCTAGTAGCCATGCTGGCCGCTTTTGTCGGTCTGCTAGACACTACTGGGAGCACTGGAGCTTTTGACATTATCAAGGGCGAATTGTCGCAGTGGGCAGAGAATACAGGCCACCGGATCGGCCACACTGGAGACCTTGCGGACGCTTAGCACGATTGCCCCGGTACGCCTGAATTTGAGGCTATACGGTCACGCGGTACCGGGGCACGCATTAGAGCACTATCGAGCACCACTAACCCCTAAGGATTGAAACCATGACTATCTACGATTCCCCCCTATGGACACTCTGTGAGCGCGCGGCGCAACTGGAGAGCATGAGCGACTGGCAAGCAATCACCGTTGACCCGATAGCGGGAACCGTGGAAGTCTCCGAGAGTATCGCCGATGAGGTGGCCTATCTCAATAATCCGGGCACACCTCACCAAACAATCGGTTACAGCGCCGGGCACGATTTCGCCGATTATGACTATCGAGAGACCGCCATGCACGCGAGTAACGTGCTCGATGGCGGGTATCTCTTCTTTCACCTGTTTCACAGTGGCGACGTTCTGGAACCGGTCACGTTCCAGTGCACAATTCTAGACGTGCACGAGTGCGACGATTGCCCGCCATACGACGACGACGACGCCGAACCATGCGAGAGCGACCATAACGCGGGATGGGCGTTTATCTATCGCCGTGCGGTCTCTGAGAGCGTGCCAGCATGAGCGCGCGCATTCTCACTAACGCGGACGTTTTAGCGGGCGCCGGTACTGGCAAGATTCACAGTGCCTATCGGGAGCTAGTGGCCGCGCATGGCCACGACGAATTGTGCGACGCCTACGCACTCGACCGCGACGCCGTAAACGGCGGCACCTATTGGGTAGACGTGGTTAGGCAAGCTCTCGCGCATGGCGACGTAGACACCGAATCGGGAGAGTTGACCTAATGGCGCGACACTCGACAGAGCCGACCGAATACGAAACGAAACAGGCGCGCCTGTCAGTGTTTCTATTTGAGCTTTACCATGGCCCGGATACTGCGGCCAGCATGCATGCGACCGACCGCGCGAATTATTCCGCGGACGCCGCGGACGTACTCGATAGCATGCCGCACCTATTCACTATGGATGAATTGATCAGGCTAGGCAGGTGGGAGCCGAACCTCACCTAGCACAATGGCCCGCCAGATCCTCACAGTCCGATCTAGCGGGCGCGCATAACCGCACGATGACACCTAACCAAACCGCACAACCTCACAAGGGAGCTAACGCAATGTCTAAGACTTTCGCCACACACAAAGAGACCGACGAAGCGCGACACGAAACGATCGCACGCAAGATGCACCGGGCGGCCAAATACAGCGGCACGACAGGCGCGCGCCACGCAAGCATGGCGAACCGCTACGGCGAGTAACCGGCGCTCTAGAGTGTGGCCTAGCTCGACAGGATCTAGGCCACGCTCTAACACTCCGAGACACGTTCACCAGGCATAATCCGAGAGCCCTAGAGAGGCTGAATCACATGACAAATTCCACGTTAGAACGCGCCCCCTACGACCGCACCGAACCGGGCGCGCATGCTCCCAGTGATGCCGTAACAGGTCAGAGAATGGCCCCGGCGCCTAAGAGCGCCAATACTCACGTTGCACTCCGAGAGGGTCGCCTGAGCGACCGCCTGAGAGGGCGCCCGCGATACTCACGCGGACAGGTTGCAGAGCGTAGACAGGTCGCACATGACGCGCTCAAACTGGCCGCATTCGTGACGGTTTGCGCACTGGCAACGGCTGGAATCGTGGCAGCGTTCAACCTTGCAGCACTGGCACTGGGAGCCTGAAAAACTCTGCTCCCCCTAAACACGCCGTATTACCATATAAGCGTATTATATATAAATATTAGGTGGTAAGAGGGGGGTCTAGAAAATGGCCCGTTTTGGCAAAAGTTCCCAATGTTTTGGCGGGCGCCATTTGCCCCCCATTTCAGAAACACTCAAAATAGTGCCGTATTTTGTAAATACACGTACACAAAACCGTTACTCTTATAGAGTCACACTAGAAAGGTTTTCACGTAATGCTTTTGACCTCACAGCACGAAACACACCTCCGAATGGTCAAGACGGCCAATTCGGCATGGCGAGAAGCGAAGGCGTTTGCAAAGGCGCGGGCGAAGATTCTGGCAGAAAAAGAGGTTGCCTCATTTCTGTATTCGATGGATCTCGCCGTCCGCCGGGCACACGACGCGGGCGTGCCCAATGTGCAGATACGCGAGCAAGGGCTAGGCACCACTAGCCCGGCATCTGTGCTCGATTCACTGGCTCGCAGCGAAGGCATGGCGGGACAGATCGACGGAGCGGCGCCGGACGCCGTAGAGCGGTTTACGTTGCGCCCACAGCCGGACTGGCCGCTGGTCAAGATCATTACGGTAACGCTGGCCGGGGCAAGCTGGGAGGCGTTCAAGAAGGCGGGCGCGGGACGTTTTCGCGGGAACGCTCACAACCTCAATGAGGGGGAGTATTACTGGAAAGACCAGGAACTAAACGGGCCTGTTGACGGCGAGGACCGCACCACGGCGAACCGCTGGGATAACCCGGTCACGGCATGGCTTCGCTCTGAGAGCGGCGCCGCCGAGCTAGAGGCGTGGCTCGCCGAGTTTCACCCTGACCTGTTGCCCACAGACGACGACGACCTGATCTAATGGCATTGCATTTGAGCCCCGAGCAGCACGCGGCCAATCCGCCCGAGTCATGGCGCGTCGAGCGAGAGCAGGACGGCGGGCGCGTCTGGTGGCACCTCCACATCGAC